AGGGAAAAAATGTAGACTCTTTTTTTAAAAAAAAAAAAGAGAGTTTGGTTTCCCCATTTCTTTCTTTTTTTTTGATTGAATTAAAAGAATGAGAGAATATAGCCGTACTATATTCTCTCAAGGTAGTTAAAATAATATTATTGTGCAGGTTGTAATTCAACTTGAACGACTTTTTCAATTTCATCACAATAGATGTCAACTTCTGCACCATATTTAGCTGGGTCAACTTCGCCTTGAATATCCAAGTCAACGATTTTGAAGTCATACTTAGTATATAATTCAGGTACATCGATTTTGATTTCACGAACTTCTTGTTTATCCAAGATATAGTCAGTGTTAACAACTTCACCATCACGGCGAGTCATAGTTACACGAACGGTAGCACCACAGTTAGTGGATGTATTCGTCATACGAATATTAGATACGAATTTTTGTACCACACGGTCACCACGATTTTCCGGTTGAGTTGCAATGGATTCTAAATGGTCACCTTTATTCAATTTAAGAAGTACGGATGGTAAGCTGTTAGCAGCTCTATCAAGTTCTGGGTTGACTTTAGGGTCTTCTAATACGAAGATAAGACTACCTGTACCTAAACCATCAGTGTTCGGAGGGATCATACCATCACGAACAGTAATCGCACGTTGTAAGTCACGTTTAGCATCGAAAGATTTATCTGTTACTTTATCAAGTACAGCCAAGTTAGCATGAAGATGGGAATCTTCCACCATTTTATCGATAGCTTCAACGGAAGATAAAGGTTTTTCCTTGATGCTACCGTAAGGACGTTCATCGATATCGATGGAAAGTGTATCTGCGAATACAGTGAATTTACCTTCACCTGTATGGATACCCATTTCCCAACCACCGTTATCTAATGCCGTAATGAATAATTGACCGATAGGTAACGTATTTACTTTAGCATCTCGGTCTTCACGGGACGTGAATTCGATTGCTTTGCGAAGATCTGGTTTATCTTTAATATTTACGGCACTGATTTTACCAGTGTCATCTAATTTGGCAGTAGATAGCATGATATGTCTATCTGCTGTAGATACATGAATATCAGTATTCTCAACATGTGCTCTTAAACCGTCAACTTGGTCTACGACTGTTTTAGGCAGAACTACTGTATATTCTGTACCAGTATACCGACGTAGGGTAATCAAATGTTTCATTTGTTAATCACCTTTCTATATACGTATATAAATAGTAATTATGTCAGAAAGAATCCAGAATCTATAGAAAAAGATTCTGGATTTCTATTAATTAATAGTTGGTCGTTTTTTAAGATTTAGTGACAGTAATAACCATTATGATTAAACATGGCTATGATTATATACTTGTCAAGACAAAAAAAGAATGATAGAGTAGATTGCTCTACTCTATCATCTATGGGAATATGTTATTTTTTCTTATTGTCATCTTTTCTAGTTGGTTTCTTTTTATTATGCTCGGCAGCAGGTTCGGGCGATGTTGTCGCATATTCGTAGACTTGATGGACATCCTTTGCTAGGTCTTTAATACCATCGATAGAAGACAATTTACCGAACAAGTCGAAGCCGAGGACCCCGAATAAAAAGCTCACGAAAGACATAACTTTCCACGTCCCCCTATCGGCAAGAAAAAAATCTTTAAAAGCGAGAGCCATAAAGGTAGCCACTATAGTACCAAGAGTGATACGTATCATTCTACCACTATGGGTGGTTGTTCGCCTAATTCGAAAAAGATAAATTTCTTTAGAGCATGAACCAATTAAGGCAAATAAAAAATAACCAATGATTTCGATGATATAAAAAACATTAAATCCGAGCACATTGAGAACTAACTCTTGATCCACTGTTATATCACCTACTTATCTTATTAATACACTATTCAATTGTCGAACTCGCACATGGAATTCGTCGCCCACATTTCGTTCTTCCACCATGAGTCGCACTCAAGAAGAAGATTACGCAAAATAGGGCAAATATGTTAACACCAATGTTGGCTAAATACGTGATCGCTTTGAATTCCATTTGACCACGAATGTCAGCATCGATGGAGTCTCGCTCTCTATCAATGGATTCTAAGATACCAGGATGTTGTTTGTTCATAATATCAACGATGTTGAATTTCTGAACGACAACCATTTTATGGTTATTAGTGAACCCATTTCCATTATAATCTGGAGTACCAAAGATATCTCCCTTATCTGTGATATAATATGGAGCTAGGAACGTATAAGTGGATAACCCTTCAAAACCTTCATCAACGTAAATCTTACGCAACTCACTTAGTTTCATTTTAGTAATGAGTTTATGGTCTGGGTTACCGCTATGTAATGGCTCATAGAAGATGAGCCTATTATTATCTTTATGGTTAATAATCGCATCAATAGCTTGGTTGTATAGATACGGGTTTTTACCATAGTATATCTTATCATACTCGAAAGAATGTGTCAAGCCGGCATTTGTAATAGGATTCATATCAGCAAGAACACGGTCTCTAGTGAATACTGTGAGACTATTCTCGTAGTTATCGATATCGTAAAGGAAACGGTTACCGATAACATCAACAATGATACCACCGAACGCGAAACCTACATCGGGTTGGGCTTCTAAATCTAAGCGTAAATCACTTTTATCCGGATAGCGTTTCTCCACTTCTGAGACAATATCATTTGCTGCTTCTCTAGCAGAAATATCTGCTAGATAGTCAGCATCTTTTAAAGTAGATTCAATAAGTTTCCATTTAATTTCTGTGTATGTCTCATCATTCTGAACAATGTGTGAACGAAACTGTTCCATTTCCGAATTGAACAGAATGTAATGGAACACGGATACTGTCGCGATGATGATTAATAGAGCCACACCGATAATGGATTGTAATCGTGCTCGATAGTATAAAAATGCTTTCTTGAGTTTATTCATATACTATCAACCCTTTCAAAGAATACTATTTATGTAAATCTGCGTCTTTAGCACTTTCTGCTTGTAGGCGACGGATTTCAGCCACTTGCATATCGATGATCCAACCTAATACGAATTTAGGTAGACGAATCAATTTGTAAGATAATAGACCTTGAAGCTTTTCGATTGCAACATTACGTTTATCAGCATTCGTCATGTTATCAGCAAATTCATCTAAGTTGTAGATGAATCGTTTCATGATGTCAACAACTACTTCATTGCTCGCTCTGTTGTAGATAAGGAATACTACTTTTTTAGCTACGAAAGCCAATGCATATAGTACCGCCACCAAAGCGATGATGGTAATGATCTCCACCTTATCAACATTAGTTGTTAAGGTATTCACCAAATTTGTGATTTCCTCGAACATTAAAGTCACTTCCTTTCAGGAAAACAAAAAATAAAAATCATTATCCTAATGTCTAAGATTTCGGTCAGACGTTTTCAAATAAAAAATCATAGCGTGAACATTAACATTCATGTAATACCAAATGCTTTTATTTAGAAAGGAAGGTATTTCATATATGGCAAAAAGCACAGACTTGGCTAAAATGTTCGATAAGGACAATATCCAAAACGCTTTCAAAGAAGCGTTGCAAGAAACTGCTGATTCTATGGTAGACGAAATCACTGAACAAGCGATTAGAGCGATTCAAGAAGAAGCGGTTGTCTTCCTTGAAGCTCGTAAAGACGAATTGATTAAAGACTTACAAGCTGAAATCGATGCGACTGATAACTACCATATTAAAATGAGAAATCGTATTTACATTTTCCTTTTGTTAGCATCCACTGGATTCCTAACACAATTGGAAAAACGATTCTCTGAAAAAATCCGAGCACAAAAGGATAAATAAAAAACACGAAGGAGATACGGGAAAATTCGACCCGTATCTCCTTTTATTAAGCCCTCACGTATAAACGTAGGGTCTAACATATTATTAATATTTTAACAACTTCGATTTTTATTATAGACGTTTTACATAAAAAGGAGAGTGTTCGAATGGGCAATTATATGCTTGAACGTGTCTTCACCATGATGATTCGACAGGATGATGGGTCATACAAGATTTTGTATCCTAAGACAACTGCCGAACAAGTCATGGCAACAGACATTACACTCAAAGAGCATTGTACCGACTTCCTATCCCATATCTGGGAAACTGAACGTCGTTTATTAAATAATGCCAATAGACCAAATGGCTATGTACTCCTTGAAGAAAATGGTTACTTAGGTGAAAATCGTATTCGTCAAGAACTATTAGCTATTAATAAAGAATATGCTACCATTGGTGATTTACTGAATGAATCTAGATGTCAACCTGGTAAATTAGTAATGGTACTTGATGCGACTTCCGACCCTTCAGTTGATGAGGGTTGGGCTATTTATCGTCGTACAAAAGATGAAGCTTACTTCGATCTTCTTCGTGGTTGGGAAAAAGTAAGTGAACAAGAAGCAATCAACATTGATCTACACTGGGAGAATGTAAAAGATAAACCAACTTCTAGTATTCCTGCTATCGACCAAATGATTCGTAAAGCACATGTGCACGTGGGATTAAAAGCTCTCCATGCATTAGATGTAGCTAAAGCAGACAGTGTATTCGACCATGACTATTTCTCTCATGCTGGTAAACGTGTAGGTGAAGATGCTAACATCGTTCAAATCTACGTGGGTGCGGTAGAGAAACCAGTGGGTGTTGGTCGAGATATGGTATCTGGTGATTTCTGGTATAAACCTAGTATTGGTCAATCTTGGTGGTTCGATCCTAGAATCGAAGAAGCTACGGACACTTGCTATGAAAAGTTCCGTGACCAAGAAGATATGACAGAATCTCCTAAACTCCGTACAAACAAAACGAAAGTGATGCGTCGTATGTTCTACCGTTGTGAAAATCTCACGTTGGTAAACCAATATGATACTCGTAACGTAACAGACTTCACAGGGATGTTCTATGAATGTCATAACCTAAGAGAAGTTCCTCCATTCTATTCCCATAAAGGTAAAACATTCGATTCCATGTTCTATGGATGTAATCGTTTACTCTATGGACCAGAATTAGATTTACGTTCTGCAACTACAACTGCCGCTATGTTCTCCGGTTGTGAAAACATGAAACGTGTGGTTGCACTAAAGAACACTGGTAATGTTGCTGACATGCGTGAAATGTTTAACGGTTGTCGTTCTTTAGAAGTTCTTCCTGTTCTAGATGTAACTGGGGTAACAACTGACGAAGGTCTTACTAAGACATTTAACGAATGTTTCAGCTTACGTGAGGTATACTTCAAACCTGGTTCCTTGACTTGCTCCTTGTCGTTAGAAAATACTAAAGTGGACATGGACTGCATTAGAAAACTCTTTGAAGGTCTACCTACTATCACGACTCGAAAAGTCATTAACCTTATTAATACACCAGGTATTGGTAAGTTAACTGCTGAAGACCGTGAAGTGGCAACTCGAAAAGGTTGGATTATCCTTCCAGCATTATAAACTATATAAAGACTATATCTTCGGGTATAGTCTTTATAATTTGACTTACTATAGAAAAATCAAACAAGTATATAACGAAAAGCTTATTTCACAACTTATTTTTTAAAAATATAAGGAGTAATGTTAAATGGCTAAAGAAATTAAAAATATCGTAATTCGCCGTCTTGAGGAAGATGGTTTATTCCACGTCTACTATCCTCAAACAACTGCGGCTGGATTACAAGATAAAAATATTAATGCAACTGGTCACTACAACGACGAAAGCGTCCATTTAAAACCAGAAGAACGTGTTAACGTATTGAATAAAGGTGTTATCCTTGATGCTAAAGGTATGATTCCTGACAATATAGTTGGCTCTAAAGGCACAGGTCTTCGTGACTATGCCAACTTCGCCGAGTTAGATCAAGCATTGGACTTGAAATCTGGTGAAATGGTTATGGTTATGGATGCATCCGATAATCCTAAGGCAGATGCACGCCATACTGGTTGGGAAATCGTTCGTGTTGAAGGTTCACCAAGAGCTAAAGAATATTCCACTGTTTCTAAAGCACAACTCATGGACTATGTGGCTCAAGTAGAACATGTAAATGGTATCTACAATAGCCAACATGCTGACGTTGATGCTATGGTTGGTAAAGACCATACTCATGCTAATCTTGAAGTATTAAACGGTTTAACAGAAGAAAAAATTGCTAAACTTGCTAAGAAACAAGATAACACAATCATCAAATATGGTGAAAACGCAGATAAACTTGAAAATAAAGAAGGTGACATTGTGTACAATGTTACTGGTGTTATCAACTAATTTGACGTTATTAAGAGAATATACGGGTAATTCCGTATATTCTCTTATTTTTTTTATTCTGTAACAGCAGATACTGTTAGTGACCAACCTTTAACGGTTGCTAGTTGTTGAATTGATTCTAAGTTAGATGTAGCATCAGCTGATTCATTATAATAGTATACATGAACTTCTTTAGGATCATGATTCATATCAGCTAAGCCAGTGACTATGTCAGTAAGCAGTGCTCGGTTTACTGATTGACAGTATACATCTAGGTTACATTTAATAGTACGACTCTTAGGTCTAAACACATTCAATTTACGGCAACCTGTTAACATATCGGTTGCATCTTTACAGGAACTCATATCGATATCATATATACCTTTGAGTTCTCGGCAGTCTTTAAACATATTTACCATAGATGATGCGGATGATGTATCTAGTTTATAATAATCGGCTAGATGTGTACACCCTTCAAATAAAGACGTTAAGTCTTTAACCATAGTGGTATTGAGTGCTGGCATATGTTCTAAGTTAGTACAACCACTGAACATCTCTCTACACTCTCTCAATACTGGAGTAAAGAAATCGGGAGCATTGTTGAATGTAGTGCAACCCTTAAACATTCGGTTTGCTTTCTCTAATGTCAAGAGGTTTGTCTTTGGAATACTCTTAAGAGATTCACAACCTTCAAACATGGAACTCATATCACGAACTTTATCGGTAGGGAAAGTAGGAATGTCACCCAGCTTCTCACAGTTCAGGAACATTTCTTTCATTTCCACTGTATCCGATGTATCATACCAAGGTACGTATACTAGTTCATGACAGTTAGCAAAGAAGCGATTCATCTTAGATACTTGCCCACATTTAATCTTAGGGGCCTTGATAATATCTTGATTATCTTCATAGAAGCCAGATACATCACCATGTAACGTCAAGGTTTCTGGGTTGATAATCTGAGCTTGGTGTGGATAAGTAGTTTCAGAGGTATTGATAGGATTACCATTTGGATCCATCTTAGGATTCAAGTTCTCTCCTGTTACATACATGACACAATCACCAGCAAATAAATCATTGCTCATGAGATTCGTTGTAACCTTATAGGCTGCAATTTCTTCTCTATGACGAATCTTGATATCACCAAAATATAAGTGACCTAGGGAAGCAGATAACTTATTCAAGGTCTCAATCGTTTCATGAGTATGACCTACTTTACCTAAGTTATCAATTTGCTCAAGGGTAGACCGGAATGGTGCATGTAAATCTTTCCAAGAGAAGCTGAATTCGATTGATTCTTCTTCAGCAATCTTTTCCCATGCTTCCGCACGACTAGCATTACCACCACGATATCGGAACGTTGCCCAAGAACCACGTTTCTTAACATCAGGATAGTCACTTGCATCTAATACCATAACCACACGACCAATGTCATGATGAGATGTATATAGAGTCGTAGCGAGTAATCGTTCAAACGTCGGGTATTCTTCATTGATACCAATTAGGATTGGATTGAAGTGGTCATTTCCTAAATACCCATCTTTATCTAATACGACAAACGCTTTTGGTTGATTGATTGTATTTAATAGTATATGGTCTTTAGCGGTACAGTGTACAATCATACTTTCGACATGATGTAACACGGTTTCTTTCTGACGACGAGCCCAAACCCCTTCGGCATATGTCTTAGGGAGTTGAAGAATCAAGTCACCAGAATTGGATTCATCCTTACGAACGAGTAAGGATATTTTATATTCATTAAATTCACGAAGACCCATTATGTAATCTCCTTTCATTTAGTTCTTAAAGATATTAGTGTAATGTTAAAATGAGGTTTTATATACCTGCTTACAAATAAGTATGGGTAGCTCCTGATGCCCGGCTTTCACATAGGGGAATATGTATAGTACCATTACTACTATACGTATTCTCCCCCTATTTTGTCTCTTAGGTATCGAATACCCTATTGTAACATTATACTAATTACTTCTTAATAAAATAAATTATAATGAAGGAGGTACTGTATAATGCCTGATAATCAAATTAAGGTCCTTCATAGCCAATATAAATTCAACACAAAAGTTGAACGTGGTGGTGTTGAACAAGATTACGTAGTCGTATACTTTGAAAACAATGCCACTGATGTTATGATGCATGGTTATACACAAGTACCTAGAGAGCATATACATACACAAGGTGATATTAATAATAAAGATACAGCAATGGATGCCTTCAAAAAGCTCGATTCTGCTATCCGTAATACTCGCTTTGGTCATGAAAACGACAATACCAACCTTAAGGTAAATGGTAACTTCGTTATTGACTCTAAAGGTACATTAGGTCTTAATATTGTCATGCTCGAAAACCGAGCGGCATATAATGCATTAGCACATATTGACGAAAATGCCATCTATATGTGGACTGATAATGGTTCGTTATCTGGCGTTGGCGTTGGGGGTAACCCTGGCGGTGGCGGTAACGTGGCCTCTATCGAAGCCCATAATATCTCTCCTTTAGCTCATGCTGACATTCGTGCACTGATTACTAAACTTGAAGATGATTTCGATGGTATCAATACAACTGTAACTGACCAAAAGTCAGAAGTGTTAAAAATGAAATCGTTAGTAGATGCTGCTGTTAAAGCGGTGAATACTATCAAAACTACAGGTATCGACTCTGCCGCATTAGCCGACCGTGCTAAGTTAGCGGATAGATTGACTCGACCTGTATTTATTAATGGCGTCCAATTCGATGGTTCCGCAAATATCACTCTTACTGATATCGATTACTCTAAAACAACAGGTAAACTTAAGAAAGCAGTGCTTATTAACGGTATCCAATTTGATGGCTCCGAAAATATCAATATTCCTAAAGTAGACTCTGCATCTTCTGCTGATACAGCCACTAAATTGACTCAACCAATTCGAATCAATGGTATTGAATTCGATGGTTCTACTGATATTGAAATCCCTGCATCTGCTATGGGCGGTTTATCTGTAGAGAACTCTAAAAAATTAGGTAACTTAGATGCAAGTGAATATGCGTTGAAACGTGATGTATATCTTCGTACACAAACATATTCCAAGGAAGAAGTATATAATAAACAAGAAGTAGATGCACGTGCTGGGGTTATTCCTGGTGGTCGTATCTATATTGTTTAGATTGGGAGGCTATCTATGAATCGTTTCGCTGAAATTAAATATGGTCGTATCAATGATATCATTGAAACTATCAATGATTTAGATTGGGTACGTACCATTTTTTCTCCAACGTCTTTATGGACTGATATTACAGATATGCTAGACTCTGATGGTAACCGTATCGAGATTGGTCACGTATATGAGAAAGGTGCATTCCGTTCTCCTGCTACTAGAACCGTTCCTGTTACATTGGAAGACCATCGTCGTGTCGCATTACATCGTAAAGACTTATTAGTTACCCAAAAAGTAGAAGAAGGGTTCTTCTCTAAAGCCTTGGGTGATGAACAATTCTTCCCATATAATGGTGAAGCTAAACAAATGCTTGATACTGACTTCGAATTATTGGAAGATGATGAAGAAGAAGGTTTTGTCGTTCTATATCGATCCACTCGTGACGCTGAAGGGTCTAAGAATATCCTTAAAGATGATGCCACCGCATCTCAAATTAAAGCTATTCGTAAAGACTTCCGTAAACATAAATTAGCTTGCAATAAACGTGGTTCTGAAATCGCAGAGCAAATCAATCAAGCAACAGCCATCGAAGAGATGTATAATTATATCAATTGGGATAAATAATACAATAGGTAACGACAGAGATTGTCGTTACCTATATTCTTCGACATTTAACAAATTACTAATACTTTATACGTATCCTTTATAAGAAAGGAGAATTCCTACTATGGGTTTAGCACATGGTGGGCGTGTAATCGCTGAAGATTATTTCGCTCTCATTAATACTAAAATAAAAGAACTCGAATCCCGTCTTGGTACGGTAAGTGGTGATATTTCTGGTAAAAATAGTGATTTGGATACTCGTTTCCGTGAATTCACTGCTAGAATCGATAACTCTATCCGTGCGATTGAACGTAAAGTGGACAATGATATCACAACTCGTTTAAAATCTATGGATTCTACTATCGCTAGTAACTATGAGACCCTCAATACCGCTATCAATAACAAATCTACCAATTTAGGTGGACGTATCGATGCATTGAATACCACACATGCAAATGATATTAAAACACTTCGTGGTACAGTAGAAGGTTATAAAACGGATATCTATGGTACAGTCAATGCGAATAAAGAAATCGCTGATAGAAACCACACGGAAGTTACTAAGAAAATCAATGATTTTATCGATAAATTCCAATTTGGTGGAACACAACCTACTAACCAAAACGTATTAGTTTGGTTCGACTATAAAAACCCAGATGACCCAGTGATTCGTTTCCGTAAAGGGAATGAATTCGTTGTCTTCGGTACAGATTGGAAATAATATAATCTTAAGGGAGATTAACATGAGCCATTTTAATGACATAATGGCAATTCGAGCAGCCGTGTTGACAGTCACTACCGACTGTCAACTTCGTTGTTCGTATTGTTTTGAAGAAAATAAAGCAAAGAACTACATGAGCGTTGAAGATGCTCGTAGTATTGCTAAAACACTATGTGATAACTTTAGAAATAAAGTATTCTCTGGCGATAATACGGCTAAGTTATCCATCAGTTTCTTTGGCGGTGAACCCACCCTAAATTTTGATGCTATTAAAGCAGTCGTTGAGTACTGTAATGAACAAGAATTCATCGTTCAATATGGTATCACAACCAACTGTGTTCATATCACAGATGATATGATTGAATTCTTCTATGATAATAATTTCGGGATTCTTGTATCCATCGATGGTACAAGAGAACTCCATAATAGAAATCGTTCTAACTCCTATGATACGGTTGTAGCTAATATACGGCACATGATGGAAGAAGGATTGAAGTTAAATATGGAAGCCCGTATCACTGTTCCTCCGGCGGACATTAATAAGCTCTATGACTCTATGGTCGCTATGTATGACGTTGGTTTTGACCAAATTGCTCCATGTGTAGTGTATGACCAAGAATGGACAGAGGAACAACACAAAGAATACGAAAACCAAATTCGTAAAATCTATGAATTTGCGTTTGATAAATACAATAGCGATTCCCATAGAAATCTTCAAATTAAAAACATTGAAGACTATATCTATGCTTGCTACGACCAACCTACGAATGATATTTCTCCATGCGGGTTCGGTACACCATCTTGGGTCGCTATTGGTTATGATGGAGAAGTAACTCCTTGTCATCAAGTGCATACTAACTTCCGTAGTAATGAAGCTCTTCATATGGGTAACATTCTAACGGATGAGATTGATGAATCAGTATTACTTCGTATCCGTTCTGAATTTGACCGTAGTCAATGTGGTAACTGTGACTACTTCCACGTATGTCGTGGTGGTTGTCCAGCAGAATCCTTTGGTGTTGACTATGATTTCAATGCGTTAAACCCAGCGGTTTGTCGTCATATGGAAATCATGTACTCAATTGCCAAGGAATATCAAGAGAAGATTTTATCTTCTTCTAATTTACGGTCTCGTAGATTAAATGTATTAAAACGCAATCTTGAATTTAAAGATACAGTAGTTAAAGCAATGGATGAATTCCCTACGAATGATATGGATAGTAATCTACTTAACTTATCTAAAATTCAAGAGCATATTTTTGGTGGTGAGAAGATTCTTCTCCCAGCGTATATTAAACTAGCTGAACGAGCTATTGATTTAATTACAAACCAATTACTTCTCGAATTAAGTGATACACTAGAAGAGTATCAACGAGAGATAGAAGGCGGTGAATAGATTGGGACGTATTAAAGCAAAAGAAGTGAATGATTTGATTACTAAAATCAATGAATTGACTAAGTATTCCAGAGGTATCGGCTCTGTAAAAACAAATCCTGGTATTTTCATCAACTCCGGTCAGGGTGTTAGTACTGGCTGTCATCGTTATGGTGATAAAGCTCACACTCCTATCCCTGAAGATATGAGACAACAAAAATACCAAGGTGGTGATGTTAGTACCGCTAAGGTACAAGCTGGTAAACGCGTACTGGCTGACGGTATGAATGGTATCGTAGATGGTATTAATAAAGCAATTACTGAAATCCGTATAAATGTTACGGGTAATGACGCTCCTGGTTTAGATGTACAAGGACCAAGTCATGTTACTAAAAATACAATTGCTCGTTTACAGCAATTGCAAGCATGTATTAATGCAGTCAATACGATTGATAATACATTACACCGTGTAGATGGTTGGTTCAACTCCAATAACCGATGCAATCGCTCTTGTCAAGTTAACTGTCAAGTTGGCTGTCAAGTAGCATGTAACAGTGTTAACTGGTGTCATGACCAAAAGTGCGGTGGACATTAATAATCACAATAACTATAAGGTATAGGGTTTTCACCCTATACCTTATTTTTTTATCCTATCTAGGAGGTATTCATGTTTGATACCATAAACAGAATTTCTATAAAAGTAACAGACTTCTGCAACCTAGATTGCGTCTACTGTCACCAGCAACAGAAGGTGAAAGATGAGACATCGGAATTCAAATACTTTGATAAGTTAGAATCCTTTATCGAATCACTTCCATTGGCTGAAGCGGTAGATGTTCTTGTTACTGGTGGAGAAATCTCCATTAAATTACACTTATTTGAAAAAGTAGAAAAGATTCTACGTCGAATTGAACGCAAACGTGACGTTCAATTCATTATGTCTGTCATCAGTAATGGTACGAATATGCAAGGACTGATTGACATTGTAAATGATGGTCGAATGAAAGCATCATCTGTATCATTCTCATGGGATGGTATCCACTCCTATACGGAGAGTCGAAAAGGTAAACTGCCAAATCTATCCGATGAGTATTTCAATAATAATATCCCATTAATCGTAAAACATGGGTATGCTCATTCTATCAATGTAGCATTCGCCATTACACCGACAACCATTACATCGTTGGTTGATAGTCTACGTTTCTGTTTAGATTCTGGCTTACGTAACTTCTCATTCTATTATATTCATGAGGCAAATTATACTGACCCAGAATTTATCGAAAATTACAGAACTGCGTTAGAGAAAGTGGCTCAAATTTTCGTTGGAACGTATCATGATGTAGAAAAACGATTCCGTTACTATAATTGGCAAAATATGTATTGTCGTTATAAAGCATCTGATGCATCTATGTTTGCTAAGACATCCTGTGTTAAATTGGGTAACTCCATTCATATTGATATCGATGGAGCTGTCTATCCATGTACATTCTTCTCTGACCATCGGTCTATGCAGATTGGTCACATATTAGAAGGATTCTATCAGGATAGAATTGATACATTCACAGAAGAATATTTCACTGAACCATCCTGTGATATGGGCTCCTGTAAGAATGAACATTGTTTCGAGTGTCCTGCATCAAATTATATTTTGAATAAAGGACTTAATAACCGAACAATGAATCTATGTCACTTATTAAGTATCGAACGTGAAATCTTTATGCGATATTTCGATATGCTCCATATCAGTCCGTATGATGCACTCACATTCTGGAATGTAGGTACATCTGTTATTGAATCCCATATAGATAATAAACGGACAGCTATATGTCATCTCCCAATTGCTGAGAATCCTCAATATAAATATAAAGATGAAATGCTAGTATCTGATAACATAGAGGTGGTGCAATCATGGTAGAACAGCGTCCATTTTTCTTAGAATATCAAGTAGACTTCTATCTGATGTTAACCGAAGCATGTCCATTACGATGTGAGTACTGTTATATCAAAGATAGAGATAATCCATTACGAATGACTCGTGATATGATGGATACCGTTATGAAAAAGGTTCAAACGAAACCAAGAATCATATTCTTTGGTGGTGAGCCATTATTAGGTATTGATGATATTGAGTGGTTTGTATCTAAATATGAGGATAAAGTCAAACGATTCCAGATCGTTACCTCAACATTCCCTAATGCTAACTATAAACGATTGATTGAAGACGTGATTCAACCTCGACAAGATATGTTTGAATTACAGCTATCATTCGATGGGTTTAAAGGTAGTGAACGTAAATTAGTTAATAACTCCCCTGTAGCTGAAACAGTGTATGAGAATATCTTGTATACTCTTAATAAGGGAGTTAGACTTCAAATTCGTTGTGTTATTAATGATAGTAATATCTATTACTTCTATGATACCTATAAACAGTTTGAAGCATTGAATAATGAATATCCGGGCTTATTCTTCGCTGATTTCACATTAGTTCATCAAACCGAACTTGATAGTGATTTCCCTGAAGTTTTAGAAGACCAACTTGGAAAGATATTTGATGATATTGTATCTACCGATACACCATTCATTACCTCTGGCTTAGCATCTATGATTGGTGCTATATTAGACGAAGGTAAATGTATGGCTTGTAATGTAGGTTCTGAAGTTATCATTCGACCGAATGGTGATATCTATCCATGCACGATGCTATCACAATATTCAGAAGAGTTCAAGGTTGGTAATATCTATGATAGAGAACTTCAATCCAATCATATTGAACGATTACACACTCGTCCAGAGGCTTGTGAAACATGTGAGTTTAATACGTATTGCTTCGGTGGTTGTCGTTATGAACGAACCTATTTAGGTAATTTCCAAGATGTGAATACTGGCTATTGTGAACAGACTAAGTCGGTTATTCGGTCATTATTACGACTAAAAGAGTCACTAGAAACCCACCCAGAGAGCAAACGTATCATCGTCGAACGAGTTAATCGTAATCGAACTTGGCGAAGTGGAATGGAATCCACGATGGACTTCGAGTTCACGAAATTCAGAGGTAACCAAAATGGAGCTAAGTAAACAGTTTAAACGAAGAGTCAAGAATATCATTCGTTTCACTCAAACCTTCCGTTCCTTTCAAGAGTTCTTTTTCAATCTAACATACCAATGCCCATTAGCGTGTAAGTATTGTTATATTGACCCGAATCTTAAAGGAATGACATTGGAAGAAGTTGACTATATCATGAGTCAACTATCAAAAGATAAATTCAATTATAGTCGAACGATCACGTTCTTTGGTGGGGAACCTGCATTACAGATTGATATTATCGAAGCTATCATTCGTAAGTATTATAACGAGATGCTACCGGGTGCCAATGAACGTAAGTTTCGATTTGGTATCATTACAGGCTTTACCGTAAACCAAGAACGACTATTGAAACTCTACGAAGAGTTTCCATTTGAAATCATTGTATCCTATGATAATCCTAGAAATGAACAACGTCTTGACAGGTCAGGTAAAACATTTAGTTCCTATCAATGGTTTGCTGATCACGGTGTAGATATTGGTCAATACTCTGATAACTTAGCGTTACAGAAAACTGTTTCTGGGTTAGAGAAATCGTTCTCTTCTGATATCGAAGAATTGATGACGATTAAACGAAAGCATAATATCAATTATTGCTGGGCTCATAATCGAACTCCCTATGAAGGATTGGATTACGCTAAACTAACTAAAGAGTACACTGCCGTTATCAATATGCATTTAGATGAACTTCTAGATGATGCTGATACATATATACCTAAGATTCTAGCAACTGAGTTTCTAGCTATCATTAACCATGATATGGGGAACTGTGGTGGCTGTGGTCTTATGACTGAACTATTTATCTCTTCTGGTGCTAGAGTGTTCCCTTGCTCTATATCCAATAGTGTATTAGAACGATTTGAATTATCTGATGAAGATAATACCGAGTATATTTCAGATGCCGAATCATGTTATCTAGCTAATGATACATGTGAAGCATGTTCCACTAAGTACTTCTGTAATGGTGGATGTCTTGTGACACGTTATACCAAGAATCAAGAGTTCTATACACCAGATTCGAATTGGTGTCAGTATATCAAAGCAATTGAAGAGGCTTATTACAAAGCATTATCGAAATATACGGAAGAAGAGATGATACAACTAACCACATTGGTCACATCTTGGAAGATTGGTTTCTATCACCAATGCACTTCCCCTGTCAATAACCATAATATATTAGGAGGAACTGTTGTATGATGATTCATTTACCTGAACGTGTCTGGAACGTCGTAAAGGATAATCCAGAGGTTCAAAAATATAGCAAAGAACTAACTAGTGTATGGACTGGTTTATATGATTCTGATTTTATTTTCAATAAGTTAAATCAAATTGGCTTCAAATATATGCTCAGTGTATATCGAGCAGTGAAATATCATGAAAATGAACTATGTCAATTCTATATAGGGTTACATGATGTCTCAGCAAATGAATTGATGGAATTCTATGAAAACGTAGATACTGAAAACAAATTGGATATCCTATATCGATTGATGGATATGGGGTATAGTAGAGAATGGTGTAAAGATACATTCATTGAACTCTTTGAATCCTTATCTAAAGATGAGATGAGTAAGCTATCCGCATCCATTGTTAAACTATACTATATCATCAAGATATCCAGAATTCATGAGCATAAAACGGAAGAAGTATTCGTGAAAGCTATGAATATATACCATCAACTACTCGGTATCTTTGGTGATGATACACGATTAATCAAAATGCTGAATGTAGGTCTTATGGACCAAATGATTATCCGTCTACGTGATGATTTACAATGTAAGCCTTTGACAGCTTGCACTGCTATGATGAATAAGTTGTTCGATATCGTAAGTGGTAATCTTCACAAAGTTGATGCTATGTATCTAATCTATAACACTAGATTCCTTCATTATTTCTTAGAAGAATTGATGACTGAATTCAATAATGGTAAGGATTACTCATCGAAGTTACAGTTTATGAGAACATACCTATTCGAATGCTTAGAACATAGAGAGATGACCCATCGTTCTCTCATTACTGATAATGAATTCATGTATCCACAGTTCATCGTATTAGTAAATGCTATCTATATGATACTGGATGTAGAAGACCAAGTTAAACTCCGTCGTCTACTTCATCAAAATGAATACCAATTCATTATCCCATTGAGCGAGAACCATAAACTATCTAACTACGTATTCAAACACGTACAAAAGGTAGCCAATGGTGATATGGGTGTAGCATCTATGAAGTACTATGAAGTACAAGTATATCATATGATTGAGAACCTACTCATTCATATGAACCGAATTAAATAACATAATATAGAGATATTGTCACACGACAATATCTCTATCTAACGACAAGTTTGTAATTGAATTTATAAAGTAAGGAGGAATATCAGTGAATACGGTATTTTTACCAAACGATGTATATGCATCGATATCACAAGATAGTCAATTCATTGAGTTTAACAATGAACTTGACCGATTAAAAACAACCTCTAGTATCCTACCTGCTAAAGATAATGTGGCTGTGTTTAAAGAAACAGTGAACCGCATGTATCTTCATATAGAACAGTTATTAAAAACATCAACTAGCCAAGTAGCGATGATTATTAGTGCAGATGATAGTACTCGTGAGAATATTCAAGTTAGAACATTAGATTCCGTTGAAGCTCGCTTTGTACTAGCATCTCTTAAACTCGCTAATTCCAATGGTGAATATGGTCCTATAGTGAAATATGTAGAGAACTCAGGTATTATGACCGAGGTATTGCATGATAAATACTATGCGGTATTATATTTCCGTGCATTGGTACACTACATGTTCCAAGAACCAGTGAATTTCAATATCAATGATATTCTTGAAAAGCTTAAGTTGATTGAAGATGTTTCTATTCGTAAAGCTGTAACATCCGTTATCTTTGACGAATATACGAATCTATATGTACCGGTATCATACATTGATGCAATTCGTCATTTAACTCTTTTCATGGAGTTATTGGCTGCTATCAGTGGAGTGGATAGACGTTTATTGAAAACGGGTTATTCTTTCCTCTTCACGATGTTACAATTTGGACCATGTCCTGAATTAAAAATGATTGTTAATAGTATCACTAAAAAGTCTATCGAGTTCGTTAACGATTTCGATAACTGTACTGATAGTAATAACACATTGGACTGGTTACTCATTCTAAACGTTATCTATAATAAAATGGGTATCAAGTTTAAATTAGATGCTTTCTCTGAAGAAGATAAAGGCCTAATTCAAGCTGAAGATCCAATTCGGTATTATAGAGATACGTTCCAATCTGATTTCTATATTGATGGTAATATAGACCAATTCTATGCCACTATCATTAAAATAGTAGAACATCCTATTCCAGTATAGAAAGGAGTCTTTACTAAATGGCAAAGCTGAATAAGCGATTTAAATTTATAAAAGAAGTTAGTAAGGAAACTTACTATGCTGATATCTATTCTTCCCTAGATGATATGGAAGATAATCAACCAGTGTTAAAGGCTGATATCGTATTAGATGAATCCACTACGATTCCTGGTTATATTCAAGGTTCCAGAAGTCGTTACGACGATGACTTATTAGATGTATATGTAGCCCCAACCAATGGTCAAGCTGAATTTAGATTGAAATCCCGTTCTGTCAAACGGATTGCAACAGGTGTATCTATTTTCTCTACACCAGGGAACCATACATTCAATGTACCAATCGGTGTTACGAGAGTACTTGCTATTACAGTAGCAGGCGGTTCTAACTTCGATTATATCCATAAACCTAGACCAACCAATTGGTCTGAACTTGAAAAAGATCTTCAATTCACGTCCGTTCCAAGTAAAGTCTCGGTAACTGGAAGTGAAGATGTATTACTTGAATCAGGTGTAGATAAACAAACTGCATCATACACTGGTTCTCAAATCACTGGGTATAGCATTGATGCTGTCACAGGTTCCATTACAAAACATGAAATCCCTGTCAATACTGCGTTGTATTTCGGTACACCATCTGGTATTTACAATGACTCTACATCTGCCTATATCCATTCTGCATCTGGTCAATTACGTGCTAAAGTTATTGATGTAAGAAATATCGAATCTCTCGATATCGTCGTTGGTAACTATGGCAATGCGACAGATACGAACAACCCTAAAGTGGGTTTGACTGAATTAACAAGTGGTTCATTAGGGGCTACAACGATTCCAAGAGGTGTTAATGGAACAATTGAAAAATTTAGTGATACCTTGGGTAAGACACCACATATATTCAAAGTCGATGCAGTCGGTATGGGTGGTCTTGGCACTGCTGGTCTTAGTCCCGATACTAATGATCCAGGCAATCAGGCTTACGACCCTGCTAGTGTTAATCGGAGTGGCGTTGGGACGATAGTTAAGTTCACAACTCCAGATAGAACGATTAATACAACGACTGTTGCTGATGGTGCGTCTGCTCAGTTGAATAATATCACAATGAATGATCCAACTCCAATTCCTGGTGCTAAATTTACTGGCTCCGTTGAAACCAATCCTAATTATGCAGGTATCACAGCACTCACTGCCGAACAATTGGAAGCAGGTCGTGGTCTTAAAGGTAAAGATGTAAAACAGATTTACATTGAAGGTCTTGAAGGCTACGATAACCCAATCTTAGAGGGTGGTGCAGGTGGTTTACCTGGTAAAGATGGTCAACCTGGCAAAGTATGTAAATTCTACACTATCAAAGATGGAGTTCCTCAATATATTAAATCTGGTGGTGGTGGTGCAGGTGCATCCTATATCACAGGCAAGATTGTTACTATCAATGGTACTGATTATGCTGATGGTAAAGAAGTAACTGCTACAGCTTCCTATAATAAAATGAATGATATGAGTACATCTGGTAGCTATGCTATTAGTTACGGTGGTGTATTAGAACCTAAGGTGAACTTAGCCGTTCCTAATACAGGTCTTGTATCTATCATTTATGGTCCAGATATTGAAAGTGGGGACGTCCCTACTTACACTTGGTTACTCGACCAAGAATCCTATGATTATAAGAATAAGCGTTACTATAGTGGTAATGTGATTCAAGGTAACTTGAGCTTCTGTCCTAAACGTATATTTGTATCTCATACATTTATCGCTGATGAATCGGCTACGTCTGAAACATTCATGACAGAAGACCAAAAGTCTGCATTGGATAATCTTGTATTAGAGTATAAGAACGACAGTGGAGCTTGGGTTAACTTTAAAACCCCTTCCATGACATTCACTATGATGCGTGAAAATGGACTTATCTATCTAGATATTCCTCTTCGTATCTATAGTACTGAATGGCGTGTACGCCTACCAGATGAAAACCTACATCTTAAAACTAAGAATGGTGTTAAGATTGATTCCTATGTTATCTACTCCGATGAAGAGTCTAATAACGTAGGTCGATAATCATAGACTAAATCAAAATATATATTATATGGATGAATACTACTAAACGTATTCATCCATATTCTTTTGTGCCTATAAGATATAACATCGTAGGTAACAAAAGAATATTGGAAAGTGTTTTAATTTTTTCTTTCAGGAGGAACACAACATGGCTTTCAATTCTTCTATGACAAGTCAAAACCAACAATCCCCAACGGATAATATCAATACCCGTGGGATTCAATTGTACAACGGTGATGCAACGATTGTATTAGACTATTGGAATGGTCTAGCTACCGTAAAAATCCATCCGGCGTTACCAGAGAGCGAACGCCAAAATAAACAAGTTTATGATTATAAAAAATCTGTATCTGTAACATTAACACCTGAAAATGCTGTATTGCTTGGTAAATATATCCGTGAAGATATCACTCCTGCATTAGCTAAAGGTGAAGAATGTACACGTGCTATTATTTCTGCTCGTGTTAATATGATTGTGGTTTCTACAGGTGTCGGTGAACATGGTGAAGTAAAACCATATGTTGCCGTATACCGTAAAATCAATGAAAACCGAATTCCTGAGGAAGCAATGGCGTTCTTCTTGGATAAACATCCAGTGGTTACTAAATTCAATCCTTCCACTGGAGATTTCGCGGCTGACCAAGCATACACTGAAATCTATGTATTAGAACAGTTCTTTACAGCTTGCACAGCATTAATGTCTGCTGACGTTCATGCTCACAACTATGCGAATCGTTTCCGTATTAATCGTGAATATGAATTCCGTGCAGCGGCAGGAAGCAAACTAGGTATCGATACCGATGGTAACCGTACCAATTACGTAAACCGTAATAGTGCAGGTTCCAGTCAAAATATCTGGGATACTAAAACACCAACTGATTCATTAGTATCAGCAGGTGCACCAACAGCAGAAACATCTACTGCTTCCATGGATAGTTTGGCTGACCTTATATAGTAGGTAAGAAATACTTCTATATCCACTCGATATAGAAGTATTTTTTTTATGAGGTTCTTTGTATATGGCAGAAGATGATAAACTCAAGAGTATACGAGTCTTAGTCGCTTATAGAGATATTATTAAAACAGCGGATATGTATATAATCAATCTATTAAAGACTAAGTTTCGTGATAAGTTCAAGGAGTATATTGATTACTCCCTCTTGGATACGTTAACCGATGAAGCTCTTCTGCTCCATTGGGTTAATCGTCCCGTAAAGAATCCATTAGAATGGTTAGCAATTAAACCATTCGATTATGAGAAAAACTACCAGCTATTATATGATAAATCCAAACGGTTATATATCGATTGCGATGCTCTGAAGTTCGATACAACGTTATCTAATTATAAGGTTTCTAGAGCTATCGACGATATCTATGTTTGGAATCCAACATATGATAAGCGACAACATTTCGACTTACAAGTTAGGCATGGGTTAGGTAAAATCAAATATGTGACAGGTGAATTAGACGCTGTCTTAGACAAACTTGGAGATATCCATCTAGTATACGATACCGATGCCGATAGAGTCCAAGCATTAATTGACACAGGCAAATACGATATGACTGTATTTGGCGTGGCGGCATATGGTTATAACTTTGAACGGGATTTCATTTTGAAACATTCTCTAGCGGACAATGTGAATGTTTCTACGTTCCCGGTTATAACGATAACTGATAAGTATTTATTTAATGGCTAGGAGATTGAACTATATGACAACACCATATAATCAAACTGAAGACGAACAAATTAAGGTGACGGTATATAAGGATTCTTTTGTAGATACTAACGCATCTAAACCTGTAGAAGATGCAGTGATCGATACTACTTCTATTGCTACGAAACATCCTTGGAACGTTATCACCGAAGATGAATTCAAGAAACGTATGAGTGAAATCTTCGAGATGGTAGCCAGTGCACTTAAAAGTACATTAGGACCATATGGTGCGAGTACATTGATTGAATCTATGGGTACCTACCATCTCACTAAAGATGGTTTTACTGTATTGAAAAACATTCATTTCAATAACCGTACCGATAATACGATTCTCAATACAATCCTAACCATCTCTCATCAAATGGTTATGAAAGTAGGGGATGGTTCTACCTCTTCTATTATCGCAGCATATAACTTCTTACATCGTTTATCTCAATCCGATGAGTTAAAAGCTCTTCGTCCTCGTGATTTAAAACAACATGTAAATCAATTCGTTGATGTAGCCACACGCTATATCCAATCTAACGCTCAGCAATTAACTGACGAAAACTTCTTAGACATCGTTACGAACATTGCTAAGGTAGCAACAAATGATGATAAAACATATACGAATATCATTCATGATATCTATAAAGAATGCGGTCGTGATGTCACTATCAGCAAAGCGATGTCTGATACGAATGAAGCATCCTATGATATCAAAGATGATATGTTCTATATCGATGCAGGATACTTAGACCGTATCTATTGTAATACTGACAATGGTACTAAAGTATCTCTTAAACAACCATCCGTTGTATTATTCAACTTCACACTAGAAAATAAGCATTGGGATTTAATCAAAATTATGAATGCGGCTATGAGTAAGAATGACCCAACAGGTCAACGTCAAATGCTCGTTATTGCACCATACTATGATGACCAATTCTTGGACCGTGTGAAAAACGATATCAATCGCTTCCGTGCTTGGTATCAACAACAACAGCAACAAGCGGGTGCTATTCCATTCCCTATGGTATTTGGTAAAGCTCCATTCTTCAAAGCGATTCAACGTGACATCTATGATGATGCGTCTGCTTTCTTAGGTAATACAATCATTAACCCTATGGATGCGGATACACTACTAGAAACATTGAATGACTTGAATGGTAAACAAGTACAATGGAATGAATATGATCAAGCCAAACAAACGATGGAACCAGAAGCATTCGAATCCTTCTGGGGTACTCGTCCAATTCCTGAAGACCCTACTCCTAAAGTAGATGAACTATTGGATGAAGTAACTAAGCGTTTCGGCACATCCGAAAATGTTCTTATGACACAGAAGACAATCGAATTCACTGGTTTAACCAACCAAGATGCGAATATGATTGAACTTCGTACCAACATTGCTCGTGGTGATATGGAAAAAGAATTAGCGGAAGTAGAAAACCTTCGCTATATCTCTAAAGACTTCATCGCTGCTAAAGAACGATTATCCCGTTTAGCATTAAAATCCGCTACGATTAAAGTTGGTGGTAATAGCGAACTTGAAAAGAAAATGAATGATGATGCATTGGATGATGCGATTAAAGCATGTGACTCTGCACTTCGTTATGGTATCAACCCTGGTTGTAATACCGCTATCATTCAAGCATGTCTTCCTGAGTTGAATACGGATTTGACAAATGAAGACCCAATCATTCAAACAATTGCTTCCATTGCTTATGAATCTTTCTTGGACGTAGTGCATACGATTTACAAGAATAAAGATAGCATGGTGACTCGTGATGAAGTTAAATTCATCGTAGATAACTCTGCTACCGAAAACAAATGTTATGATTTAGTAACAGAAATGTACTCTAATGATATCATTAACTCCTGCCGTACAGATATCGAAATCTTACGCAGTGCGATTGCTATCATTGGCGTTATCTTATCTTCCAACCAATACTTGGCGGCAGATATAAAAAATTAAACTATAAGTTACAAGTAGATAGAAGGCACTAGTGGCCTTCTATCTATTTATTTCATTTTTTAAGATAAGGAGAAAGTACATGGACCATTTGTACCCAACGTTACAAGCGTTCATTACTGAGGCACGCAGAAAAGTACCGAAAGACCATGTAGATGGTCGCTGTATTATCGAAGGTGATTATGAACGTCGATATACAGAGTTCATTAAACAAAATCCTAGACTGCAAGTCAACTACTACTCTTCTCCCCATTCTTACTTTATTCATGTCCAAATACCCTCAATCCAATCGGATACACAAGAATTACGTGTAGCCTACGATGTAGTATTTGAACTCTTCCCAGGTAATGACAGCATTGCTAAGGAAGCTACGTTCAAAAATTATACAGTTAGAGTCTTCTCTAACTGCCCTGCATTCGCCTATAAATATGCGTATGTGTATCACCAAACAGGATTATTGATAACTGGCTTAGATGATAAGTATGACGATAAGATTCTTCGTGGTAAACCAACTCGGTTAAACCCAGAAGAAATCATTGGTTTCGATTATACGATCTACTATGCCGCTATGTATTTATTAAATCGACCTAGTTCGATTCGGTTATCGACCGCACGCAATTATCGTAAAGGTGATTTCAAAGACTTAAGTAAAGTTGTTCGAGATTATTATGAGATTCTTAGAATCTATAATAAACAAAGTAAACTATCTCTCCGTAACGTTAAGAATCAATTAACGTTAAAGGTAGATAAGTTCAAACGTCATGTATTCCATGAAGATAAACCAGAACGTACAACTCCTACAACGAAAACGGTTAAGACGACTAAGTTAACACGAGCAGTGAAGACTACCAAAGTCATCAAATCTTCGAAATCTGTAAAAACTACTAGGAGAAAAAGATAAATATATATTATCATCTAAGAGTACAATACGGTCATGTAATTAAGAAAAGATGGAGATCCAAACTATGAATGAGAAAGCAACGCCAAAGTCGCAAGATGTAATTTTAGACCCCGTTCCAGAAGGAGTCATTCCTGTTGATGAATGGGTGTATGAACCAGGCGACGAAATTGTTACGTACAGTGCTAAACAAATCGTAGTTCCTTTTGACGAGATATTCAATATCCCAAGTCAAGTGAGAAGATTAAATGACTTCTATGCTGTCTATAAAGATGCATATGTAAAGCAGTTTAGTGAAATCACTAAGTATATCAACTACTTTATCAAATTCTATGATAAGGATAACGAGTTACTTAGTAATCTATTAGCAATCAAGTATATCTTAGAGAATCGAAATGTAAAACTCGGTCGTAAAGACTTCATTCGATTGCTCTATAACTACATCGTAACACCTACGATGTATGACAAAGTAATGAAGATGGTAGAAGATAACTATCGCATCGACTTAACACAGAAGAAGAAAGAAGGGGTTACTTATTATGAATCCCTTGAGTTCACTAACTATCATGCTAAGTTATTGATGCTGATTAGTATCTTCATTCGTATCTTCATTCCTATCGTAACCCATTATATCTCTACCATGAAGACGAAAGCTGAGAATGAACATCTCATCGAATACTATCGTCCATTGTTTGATATCGTGGAAGAATACGGTAAAGTTAACTTATACCAAAAGTTATTCAACTCAATCAATGTAACAGCTCAGCTATCCTATAAGCGTAATAAAACCATTTGGGATATGTATGAAGCTCAATCCATTGACGTAGTATCTCGTACAGAAGAGTTCTTGAATAAGAACATCATTGTCGACAACGTGTATAAGTACGTATTCAACAAAAGTATCATTGCCTTCAATAGTGTTATTATCAAAACCCAATTGGGTTTCTCTAACACGAAGAACTTTGATATGACCTATCGTGAAATCAGTCAGGATAAAGACTCGGAAGGTCTATCCTATTTAGATAAATTAGAAATGAGTGCGGTGAAAATCGATGAAAACATTATTCTTTTATCTAAAGTTAATATTGATAGTACGATTAAACGTATTAAACGTGAAAACCGTATTAAAGTCTCTAAGGATGAGGTGAAGTTCTATACACAACACTTCAAATCCAAAATCAATACGATTAGTAAGAACCTTATCTTCTACTACTACAGTAAGTATTTCGGTGGTTACAATGATTTGAACCATATCACATTGAAGCAATATATCAAGTTGATGATTCTTATGAAACGTCGTCTTGAGTTCAGTGGGTATATCTATTTGAATCAATTGATTACTGCTCAAATCGAAGGTAAGATTAACAATCGTACCATTCATAATTCTAAGTTCATTGAGAAGGTGGCTTCCTCTACGGTATATCAAAATATCCGCAATGAGAAGTTTAAGACTATCAATGATGTAGGTAAAGGTGATTTGATTATCAATATCCTTTCCTCGTTGATTAATACGTCATTCACCTATGTGGACTATGACAATCAAGAATTGACTGGTAAAACCATCGAGATGGATCATGATATTCTATCTCAAGAATTCCTAGACTTCGTAAACCAAATCTAGGTATATATTATATAAGGGAATAGCAATTACGCTATTCCCTTATTATTTTCATTAGGAGAAACACTATGAACAAAGAAACGTTTTTTAAAGACATGATTACCTTAATGGATATGATGAGTCGAACAAAGGGTCGAGAATGGGGAGTGTTGATAAACATGGAACTATACCCATCCGACTACAGTGATACTGAACTACGTATGTTATTCAAATATACTGATATCGTATATGGTAGTTTAGGTACTATTACATATGAGGTTGATAGAGAATATGATTCTATTCTAGTATCCATAGAAGACCCAGGTGGTCAACACATTCGACATGAAAAACTATCTCTATTTTTACGAGACTTCTTAGTTCTCAGTAAATGTAAACGAGGAAACTATAGAGGTGCCGTTAAAGTCCTACAAAAGGTAAACCATAAAGACATTCGAGGAGTTAACTGGCATAATATTATTTTAGACTATCTACGTAAAAATAAAAAGTAGATAATTCATAGAAGGAGTTGATAACTATGGATGCCAATGAAATGCGGTCATTAGTTATCGACCGTTTATTGGATACAGCCTATGCTAAGAAAGTTGATGCTGAACACATCGTTGTTCGCTGTCCTATCTGTGGTGATTCGAAGAAACATCATGATGGAGCTCATTGTAACATATGGTTCCGTGATGACCAACCATTGATTTATCACTGTTGGATATGTGAAGAATCTGGACTAGTTGACAGAGAATTCCTTAATGATAAAGGCATTGTAGATTCAGAGGTCATTGCTTCTGCTTCACAATATAATCGACAATATGGACGTAAAGGTCGTTCTAGTAAGATATCCTATAATGGGGAGATTCAGAATATTGAAATTCCCAAGATACTTCCTAAGGATGACCGTAAAGTAGAGTATATTCGTAAGCGATTAGGGATTGACTTCACTTATGAGTCATTAGAAGCGATGCGAGTTATTACATCTATTAAAGACTTCTTACTACTCAATAAGTTACAACCGAATCCATCCTATACACGAGTATTGGATACCTTAGAATCTGATTATATCGGATTCTTATCAATATCGAAAGGGTATATTATTTTCCGTTCAATTAACCCAAAGAACAAGTTTAGATATATCAACTACCGAGTGTTTCCAGAGATTTTAACTGCTGAGAAGTTCTATACGATGCCCTCACGAGCTGATATTTTAGCAGAAGATGTTACTTTGCATATCACCGAGGGGATATTCGATATCATCTCTGTATTCTTCAATATTGGAGAAGCTCAAGTTGATAATCATATTTATGCTGCTGTATGTGGTAGTGGATATTTACGAGTATTGGAGTATTTCTTACGGAAAGGAATGATCGGTAACTTAACCGTTAATATATATTCTGATTTAGATAAGAAACCCTACTTCTATAACAATATCAACGACATGCAGAAATGGTATAAAGGTATGAAGCTATTCTATAACACAGTCCCAGGGGAGAAAGATTTTGGAGTATCCGCTGATAAGATTAAACCAAAACAAATCGTTGTTAAGAACACGCGATATCGTAGGTAATGGAGGATGACTATGATTACCAAAGAACAAATGCAGACCATCATTAAAGAAGTGATTAAAGAAGCTCGCTCTGAAGCAGAAGATTACTTCGATGGAGTCTCTGTTAAAGACCCTAAGAGTATGGAATATCTACTCATAGGGGAAGATTATTGTGATACGATTCTCCACTTAGTAGAGAAACGATTACTACAAAAAATTAACCAATAATATACATATATATTATTACCACGTATACTACTCAAGTATACACATGCTTTTTTCATGGACCCTGTGTGACATTCTCTTATCTTTCACACACAGGGTGCTAACTTTCTCCTCAGGGGAGTCGGTAAAGGGAACGAGTACACCACTTTTCATTACAAAATACGTCTTTTGTACACACAAGTAAAACCTTCAACAGCTCTAGTGTGTAGTCAAACACGTTTCCTTTACCCTCAACTGTATTCATGTATAATAAACTGCATCCGATGTTCTTGGATCCCTTTCAAATCCTACAAGGTCTCTCGATGCAACCACTGTATTCTTACCCCCGGCAATATAGTCTTCTCGTTCGCTCCCACGACAGAAGAAGTGTCATGTTGCTACAAAGAATAACTCCTAAATTGAGCGATCTGGCGTTCATACTATCGTCCCTAATTCATCATGAGCCCACACCCCTGGGACCAACACCTCATGATGATGCAGTTATCCAACCGCCAGAGTACTTAACTACACAACCAATAAATCTCTCAGGAATTGGTTGCTCGCAGGCTTGCCAATTCCAGAAAACCACACATCAAACACACAAATACACGACATAAACTTCGTGGTTGTATGTGCCGACTCTCACAATCCTTATCGGAGGAGAGACCTGCATTGGGTGCGGTTTATTGTACATGAAACACAACAAACAAAAGATTCGGATATACCCACTAAGGTATATCCGATTTCAACTGTTTATTTTTTTTTTGATTGCCTGAGCAATCGGTTGTTTGGGAAAGACAACATGAGTAGAGTATCTGGTTGTACTACGTTATGGTAGTGTAAAAGAGACATATTATGATGGTAAGTATGTATGTGATAGATTGTATGTATATCATTGGAGGAATTTCCATGTATCTACTCGCACGAATATTGGACTAAACAGTTGATACTATAATGTGGAAGATATAAAGTAGCACTTTAACAAATCTATAATATTCTTTCTTAGAAAGAGGTGAACCTAATTGGCTAGATTTATAGACAAAGCCGAGTTTATCAATCAGAATGTCAATCTTGCTGAGAATCGTATAACCTCTCAATATTCTACGTTCCTCGAGCAAAAACCGACATTTACGACGTTTTATCACGTCAATACTCGTAGGTCTACCACTGATAAAGGTCTTAAAGATATAGAAGGGTTGATCGATACACGTTCACCGATTCGATATAATAAGATATATAACTTCCCTCTCTATGGGATTGAGCAGATTCAGTTAGATTTACAAGAGGAAGAAGAAGGATTGAACTCATCCTATGATGGGAATGCTGTTATTCTTCCAAACACCATCTATCCGTTACCGGATGACTATTTCTATATAGACTATCTAGGTAGAAAAGCACTATTCCGTGTAACGGACGTTAAATATGACACGATTAAGAGTAATGGATACTATAATATATCCTTCACGCTTAAATCTGTCGATGAACATGATGTTGATGTACTCGATACTCTCGTTGTGGAAGAGTATCATTGTATCTTTGAAAATATTGGTACAGGGGATAACTGCCTAATTAAATCGCAAGATTTAGAGCAGATTAATCAGGCTAAATCCATCTATGAGAATCTCAAGAATGCATACTTGCAGAAATACTTGAATAAAAAGTATAATGCATTGCTATATATGGTATCGTCTGAGAATATCATGTATGACTATAGTGTATCTCGCTTCGTAAACCGTAATCAAATCTTCTATGATAAGAAGACGAATAATACAGTCTATGTATATGAAGAAGACCGTCAAGTTAATAACTATGAATACGAAAACACGATCTATGATAGAGTAGTTCATAAAGACTTTGATGATTGGGACGACCTTCTCGCCTACTTCAATATAGAACCGACGTTTATGTTAGCTGAAGTATCGATATTCGATTACTATCGAGATAGACGTATCAAGTATATGCAATTCTTTGATTATCCAATCGGACCATTCAATGATTCATATTATAAGTATATCAGCAAAGACTTTACCAATGCGATTGATTTGATGGATGCTACACTACTTCCACCTAAAGAACGTCCTTGGGAGCACTTTGTATGGTTGTATTGTACAACTGACAATATATTGAGTTTGAAACAATGGTTAGATAATATCAATAAACGACGGTTTGCTTATAGCTTAGAAACGTTCGTATTTATCCCTTTGGTATTGTATTGCCTAAGACAACTCATTAATCAACTTACTAATGACAGTAAGGCGTCCAAAACGATCATGGACGAACATCTTCTTAAAAAAAATGATTAGTACTAAATTCTAGGAGGTCACTACAATGGCTTTAAAAACTCTTTTCGAAAGCTTCAAAGTTGAACGAGCAGAACAAGCTCATCAAGACATGGTATTTGAACAAATCCATGCTGCTGACTTACGCGATGCTATCTTAGAAGCGGCTGAAGAAAAAGAAGAAGATACAAAAGAAGAAACTAAGAATGCTGAAAAAGCAGAAGATTCTAAAGAAGAAAAAGCTGACTCTGAAGAAAAAGAAGAAGCTACTAAAGAATCCTTATCCTTAGATCAATTACTTGAGTCCATCTTAATGGAGTCTGACGATGAAGACGACAGCGAAGATGAAGACGAAGAAGATGAGTCTGACGAAGACGAGGATGAAGAATCCGAAGATGATGAAGACTCTGATGATGAGGATGACGAAGATGAAGAGGAAGAAGAAGTGTCCGAAGACTGGGCAGCTCTGGAAGCTCTTATCGACGAAATCCCTGAAACTGATGCTGAAGATTGCGAAGATTGTGAACCAACTCCAGCGGAAGATGCTGCTCTTGAAGCTTTCTTGGATGAACACATTCCTGATTCTGTTCTTATCTAATTTGATATAGTTATTATAAGAAGGAGAGTCTCTAATGAAAGTATTCACAGCAAAAAAACAAATCGTGATTGACCACAAAGGTGATATTCCTGTACTTAATGTATCTGGTCCAATCGATATTCCATATTGGGAAACATTAGAAAAGATTTCCCAAATGCTTATGTACAACGTAGCCATCTATGAAGTACTTAGCGATGGTACAAAAGTTCGTCTTGACTTGTGTAACTACGATCAAGAGAACGACCCTAAAGAAATGGGTTTGAAACAAACATATGAAACTACCGTTAAACCTACACCTACTAAATTGGTGACTGATAACGGTGTTGATATGAATGAAGTTGTAAGTAACTTCACAAAACCATTACCTCTTCCTAAAACTAAGGATGATGTAATTCAAGGTACAGAATATGAAAACATGGTGGAAGGTGCTAGTAAGAAAATGACTGGTACAGCTACTATCCGTGAAGAAAAAGTTAGCAAGAAAATGCAAAAAGCTAACAAAATCTATGTACCACCAACTGTTGATGATATCGACGAAAAATAAAAAAAAAATAAGAGAGAAGCGTTTGCTTCTCTCTTTCTACTGTGTTTCTTACTTAAAGAATAACGTACTTGTGATTTCTAACCACCACCAGATGCTTACTTTCATTACTTACCTCCTTTCTTAAGGAGGTTTCTAATACTTGCGTCACTGAATATACGTTTCATCTTAAATCGGTATAGAATGGTTGCATAACTTAATTGCTCTTTAAACCACTCTTCTTTTGACCGTACAAGCTGTAATGTTTGTCGGTCGACTTCGATATATATTATATCGTTTCCTTTAGTTGACTCGTAAGTCAACGTGATTTGTTTTAATTGTTGTGGAGTTAGGGTGTCTGTGTCACTGATTATAGTGCTTACAGACAAGCCCGTTTCTTTTAGTATCCGAACAACACGATTGATAAACTTAATATAATCTGTTTTGTTACGCTCAACAAACCCGACTACATCAGCCGAGAAACCATTCAGTACTAATAAATTTTGCTTGTTGACTCCTTCTGGTGGTTTTACCCACGACAGCAACCTACCAAATTCTATCATTGGATCTCGGTCTGTCTTTTCACATACCTCTATAATTTCATTGATTATTTTTCTTACATCTTCTTTCATATTTCTTCCACCTCACATTGAAAAATAACTCACATGAATGAATAACGATTTCATTCATAATAATAATATATACTTACCATACATTATTTTTACACTAATCGAAGTCAAAAAAAAAATAAGGGATAGCAAACGCTATCCCTTTATTATTATATATCGAAGCATTTCTTACAAGACTTCAGAGAGGTATCCATCAGTTCAAAGATAGTACGAGCAAGAGCTGGTGTCATATTCTTGATACTGAATTGAATATACATTCCCTCATGATCATAGTCAAATCGGTTATATAGGAATGAGTAGCAATAGGAACCTTCTTTAACTTCTTCATATATCGCATCGTATAGTTTATCTTCAATGAATTCACCAATACGATCAATAGTATCTTCATCTTTTAAGAATGGTGTACGAATGGTAACTTTAGCTTCTTTATTACCATATAAACCACGACTTGGTTCCACCGCTACAGTAATGACATGGATATCCTTAATAAGAGTATTATCATCGAAGATATAATCAAATTCACCAGTTGTACTCTTATTACTTGGACCATATCCAACAATCATAGCAGTATCACTATTACGATATAAGATATGAGCATCATATAGCGTACTAAGTGGATTATTATCAATGTACCCACTCATACAGTTAGTACTATGCTCATTTAAGTATTCGGTTGCATTAACGATATGCGTTCTTTCTGTTTGAATCGCAGATAGAATCTCCACTACTTCAACCAGTCTACGATTCCCAATAGGGAATGTACGAGTCATATGAATGAGGTCTTTAATAAAGTATAAGGCATCAGTGATAGTCTTAATTTCTTTTGTGAAGGTAACACGAGTGATTCTGTCTTGGTATGTGGCAGATACTCGTTTACCTTGGTTAGCTCTATTGGTAGATACGTTAATGATTTCACAAGGAATGAATAAGTATCTAGCAACCGCACGAATAAACTCAACTGTTTTGTTACGAAGTTGGTATGGTTTTGCTTGAATTTCAATGTGTGTGTAAGCTGTCATTATAGTTCTCCTTATTGTAAACAAAAGATAGAGGTATACCGAACGTGGTATACCTCTAATTCTTATTTTTCCATCATATCAAATCGTTCTTTAGCATCTTCGATTTGTTCTTTGATGATTTGGTCTTTGAGAAGTTCTTTATACTTCTTCTGAGCCTTCTTATACTTTTTCGCTTCATCTTTGATTTCTTCTTTGAAGAAGATATCATAATCAGACTTACGATACTTATGGTATGTAGAAGGTTTGATAAATTGACGACCTAATTCTTCGAAGGATAAAGACAATGCAATCGAAGGACTGTATGTCAATGCCTTACTTACTGTAAGGATTTGGTAATCGTTCATCTTATCAGGGTTATTGAAATCTGGTGGTTGTAGGATATCTTCAGTACTACGAATCAATCCTTTAAGAATCATCTCTGTATGTACAGAGTCAACACTCATACCAGATTCAATCGTCAACTTGTTGTAAGCATTTACCATTTCATCGATAGTTTCGCAATTATAATGGTCTTTCTTATCAAGTAGACGAATGATATTTTTCAACGGTTTAGAAACTTCGTTATTCACGATATTAATCATCGCTAATGGATGGGTAATATCCAATGCACTGAGTTTCACACCCACGAAATCACCACCAAGTGGTTTCAATTTATTACTGATTTCAGAGAAGAGGTACATTTCTCGACATTCCCCTTCTTCAGCAATTTCACGGATTGGAATCAATTCATCAGAATCCTTATGACGTAAGTAGAATACTTCTGTATGATTATTGAAGTCGGAACTACTGATATCGTCCATAGTATATAGGTCCTCTGTACGAATTTGAAGAATCCATTGATTTAAGTCTTCTTTCGTATCTTGGTTAAATACAATCTTATTTGCATCTAACAAGAAGAAACGATAGAAGTCGGCATTGAATTCAACTTTATCAGAGTTTGTTTTCAGCATGTGCTTAGTAGACAAAATCTTTTGTTGAATTGGGTTATTGGTTTGCGTAGCAGCAAAGCGACCAGCGTGGAAACTAGGGGTATTATTGATATAATACAAATCCCCATAGCACTTGTGACAAACACCATCATGTGCCGTACAAGTGACTGGAGAACGCATTAAGATAACCTTTCCGATTAAATCCACGTCTTTTTCCATATCCACGATATGGAGTACGTCTTCTGGTTCATCTGGTAATCTATAGTATCGACCATTGATTTTCTTAAGTACTTTACGGTTAGCAACATTCAATTCCACTAATCGTTTTGTGTGGCAATCATCAACAGTTTTACTGATATTATAAGACGATGTGAGAATCATAGTCTTATAGGAGAAGTGACCAGATTTACCCATAACAGTACTATTCATAATCAGAGCTTTAGGACCTGCTTGGCCATCAATATAGAAGTTATTGATAGAGTTCAGACCACCTGAGATATAGTTACTGTTGATTGGGACTGGGATAACGTTGCCTTCTACGTCAGGTTTCAAACCACCAGAGATAGCAAACTCTTGTAACTGACCAGTATTGATACCAGCACCTGTTACTAAGAATGGTTTCAAGTGGTTTTCTTCATCATTAATGATGATATCCAAGAATTCTTTCTTGGAAGATGATAATAAGTCCTCAATTTCTTTCGGTTGCATAGTATCATCTAATTTAGTATGTAAAATCTCACGGAATCTAGGGTATCGTTGAGCTAGGTCAATAAAGGATTCCATGTCCATTGTCGTACCTGCTAAGATACCAAAGTCTGTGAAGATTTGAGATAACGCATAGATTAAGTCATCCAATGCTTTATTCATTGAAATCATATCCACTACTTTGTGGTATGGTGCAATGAATGTATGGTTAATGTAATCTGAGATATAATCTTCACTGATTTTAGAACCATCGAAGATATGAGGAGATGATAAGTCATCCACTCTATCTAACTTACGGAATACATTCCAAATGATTAAGTTTACGATAAAGTGAGTAATCGGAATTTCTTTGATTTGCTCTGCTTTATCATCTGAGAATCGGAACTTAACAGGGTGTTTACGAACACGTTCCTGCTCATACCCTTGTTTCATATATGTGTAAAATTCGTTGAATAGAGCTTTCCACTCTTTCTTGGAACTTACAATATTTCTAACTTCAAATACGGTTTTGGTGAGTCGCTCATGATAGGCATCATAATTGATTTCACCCACGCATTCAGTATGTATAGTTTCCATAGTGCCTCCTAAGAAAATAAGTAAACCTAAATAGTGTCATGTTTAGCTAGCCATTATAAACCACGGTAAAGGGTAATGTGATTTGATGTGTATCGTAATGGTAAGATACGGTAACGATAGAATCATCTGGTTCACGTAATGAGAAGTATGTTACTTCTTGTTCTTTATCCAATGGATGGAATTCATAAACTCCTCTAAGATGTGGTTTAATATGACCTTCATCTCTAAGTAATGCTTCCACTTTACTCAAACCAATGGAATCATGTAAGAATTTAATCGTTGTTTTCATTGGTTCAAAACTAACCGCGATAGAAGTGGTCTTAACAAACATTTCACTTGTCCAATTAGACGGTTTGAATAACTCTTGAATCGAATCCCGTCTAAGTCTATCGGTAACTTCCTTAGTAGCATACCACTTAATCGGTGGTATCGTTCCATACGCTGATTCGCTATTATCATATCGAATGATAAAGCTATCATTACCGAATGGTTTAAATAGTCGGATGTCCTTAACGGTCAAGTCAATCAATAGTTCACCGATGTTATTGCATCGATTATGGTTGAATAGACCATGTTCAGCTAAGCTCATACGTGTTGTTTTAGTTTGGTCTGTATGATCCCATAGTTTCACTAATTTGAAATTAGAAATGGAATCTTGCATATAGATACCAATCACATCACCTTTTTTGATATTATTTAAATGACCCACGATTTTAGTTGTACCAGACTTCATTAGAATAACGCTATCGTTATTGTAAAGATATTCTAGCCAACTGGCATCGTTAGAGAATACGGGATACACCACATTAGGACCCATTTCTCTATCAAATGTGGTGATTACTCCAATCATCTGTTGTAACATAGAAACTCCTTAACTTATTTAAAGAAAAAGGTATAGGCTAGGAATAACCCAACCACAACCCATATGATATCGATGAGACCACGAATGACCCGAATCGGTAACGGGTCGGGGTTACTCACAACTACTAATTTATGGTTACGTTTCTCTCTCATAAACGTTTCTCCTTTTACAGTCATTCGTATTCACCTCCTTATGGGATAATATCAAATAATCTAGCCATTAGGTAGAATACGAGAAGGATAATTGAGATATAGGAAAGAATCACCAGTGTTTTAACGACGTGATAAAGTCTTTCCATGTTTTCATGCTGCCTAGGTGTCATTGTATTTTTCTCCTGTAATGAATTATACCATATATAGACTCTATAGCTATATATGGTATAATATATGCTTATTATAAGTCTATGATATTGCTCATATGTGCCGTACCGGAACGAGTACGCAATGTCACATCACCAAGACTTTCCAAAATAGGATTGAACTTAGAAACAATATCGTCTATCATGGTTTCTATATCCATGGTGCGGATTAACCAGTCTGGGAGTCTATCAATATTTTGAGGAATCCCTACAACGGTAATACCACCTTTTGAGATATCATCGATTTTACTATCGAAGATTTCTTTTTGTAAGATAGGACCTGCATGACCAAACGCTTCAAAGTTTTCTTTAAATCGTTTCTCTGTCTTATAGTCCATCTTAACAATATAAATCTTTTCAGGTAAGTTAATCAATCGGTCAGTTTCTACCGCATTCCATACGATAGTACCTTTAATAGCTTGCTGACTATATGGTTTCTTATAGGCTTCAGGCTCTTTAGCTGATACTAAGTTTAAGTAGGTAAGTTCACCATTTAAGTAAGACTGTCTAAGGATATTCTTGAACTCCTTAATCTTACGAATGATATTGCTCACATTAATCGTTTCAGCTTTAAGAATGTCATCATGAATGATGGATGTGAAGAAGTCTTTTACATCATCGGATGTAGTAGACTTAATAAAATCTAAACCAGAGATTTTAACCATTGGTGGATCAATCAATTGACCTTCTTGAAGTCGTGTATAAGATACATACCGTTTCTTCTTAGGAGTTAAAATCATCGTTAAGTTATAGAACTCGTTCTTCATATTAATACGATGATGCTGTTCTTTAGGCATATTTACATCTACACAGTATCTCTCTAAGAACTTTTGTGAATAGAGTGTGAGAATGTAGGCTATGATATTACAGCATATGAAGTCGAGTTCATCTTCATTTTCAGCAGCTATGGAATCACTTAGATTTTGATTCATCATCAATTCCATATATTTAGCAATCGTTACCATTGTGGAATCTGTATCTTGTGTAATCGTCGCAAATCGTGTATGTTGTGTATCACGAACGATACGGGAACGAATTGGGAAGATATGACACACATAGTGATATACGTATTCCCACAATAGATTCAAGTTACCAGTCAGTTCTTCTGGAATCTTATTCGGATTACGGAAGGATTTCGTTGTGGAACATAGAATAGTCAGCAGTTCTACTACTTCAGGTACATCTCGGAAGAATGGATATAAATTATTCTTGAAGAATAATACCAACTTCTGATAGTCTGATAATGACTCTATGGCTTTAGTCAATATGCTTCGGTATTCATCGTCATGAGTACCTATCTCTCTAAATTGACTCATCATCCTATTAACGACACGTTGTGTCATATCGTCCGAATATGGATTCGTAATCGGGAACTTTGGTTCCGTGCCACATACACTCAATGCTCGGTCGATAAATAGTAAGCACTCATCTAAGTCGAAGAATTTAACATTGCCTTCTAAGATAGCTTCGAATGACGTCTCTGCGGTAGCAATCAATGCTTGACCAGTACCCGTTGTGGATGCTGCTACGTATAGATTGTAGAATACGGATGTTTCAGCACCTGCGGCACCGTAATATGAGTTGGCGATAACCTTCTCATTCCCTTGACCAATATCCCTTACTAAGAACTCGTAACTATCTTGAGGGAACTTTTTACGTTCAGCTTTAATTCTAGAACGGTTATCCAAGCTCTCTATCAATAGACCCGCTGAGGCATTTGGTGATTTATCATGAGCTTTGAATAATACACCATGACCACCAAGAATCGGTTTAGATTCTGAGATAAATTCATGCACTGCTAATAGAGACGCATCTCTAGCAGTACCTAAGTAGTTATTATCTAATTGACATGGGTGGTCAACGATTCGTTTTTCTAATACGTTTTTTAGTTTTTCTTCTATTAACTCATCGGAAATATTGGGATATACCATTTTGATTTTCCGACGCATCTCATCTCGCCATTTGGTAGCGAATATGAGACTATTTTTATCCTGTTTCATATCGTTCTCCTTGTATAAAATAAAAATATGGTTCGTGTTTATAATATATATTTGTGAAGAGTGTTATCAAAAACAAATGAAAGAGAGAATGCCGAAGCATTCTCTCTTGTAGTAGTATGGATTAATGGAAAGCCCATTTATTATTCCAAGTGGTTATAGCAAAGCTATAATCTGGTTTGATTGGAACTTCGATGGTAAGCCATTTTTCAGAATTATTTCGGCCATTTTCCATTTGATTTTTATAATCAACACCTGTATTCGGGTCATATGGTAAAGTCCACACAAGGGTGTCACCATTATATAAACCAACAACTTGATCTGGAACCCAATGACGCATTCTGGTTTGTTTTAATAATACCTTCAGTGTAATCGTAGGCATTGAACCGATTGTTCCACCGTCGGTTTTACTTGACCTATTATTCGCATCTGGAGTACCTAATTCTTTAACGGTTCCAGCTTGATCGATAAGTTTAACTGTATTGATTCCCGAATATGTGATTGTATACCGAATAGGAACAACTTCACGATTGATACCAACTGTGATATTATTGCCATTCCCAAGAATCCGAGATTCATCATCGACGAAGCTTAGATTCAATTCTCTCCAACCACCTTCAACTGAAGTTGATTTACTATTGGAACCCGTAATCGTCGTGCAAGAATAAGTAAATACTTGTGAATTCGGAACCTGTAACCCAACGAACCATTTTAATCCAATATACCAAGGAATTGTATCCATGGATTCAGACATATTGGATGGTTTACCATTGGCTTGCGTCTTAGTATGGAATATAATAGGTATTACTCCATCATTAGCAAACCGGTCAATGTTAACACCGTTAGTCATTAGAGTTCGCAATCCGCGATTGTTGATAGCCCCATCACTGTAGTTATTTCGATAGGTATCGAAACGTGTAACCTCCGATTTGAAGTTGTTGCTCGGAGTAATCCGAATCGCTTTACCAAATAGAGTAGAACCCGTTTCAATTCTGATTCGATAACTATCACCAGAATTATACTTCATAACGAATGGAATATCAAATTCACTATTCTCAGCCTTATTTAAGGATAAGAAGCGAACACCGACAATCTTAGTTGTAGTACCGCTTATTTGTTCAACGATAGCTACTTTATCGAATGGGTCAAGAGTAGCTAACTTATCACAACGCACATTGAAACGGTTAATCGTATTCTGATTTGCACGGTTATCAAATAAGGATGGGATAGGGGTAACCACTGCATGAGTAGGGTCTACTAACCATGTACCATTAACCTTATTATTAGTGTGATCAAATAGTGAAATAGTTGATAATGGAAGCGTGTCATTAGTATACACATCAATCAATGTATTAGTATCAACGATTTTCAACGAATATCCATTCCATTCAGGTTTAACCTTAATGAAGATATTATACGGATGGGATAGTTTACCTAAATCTTGAGAATAGACTATCGTTCCATCTTCACCGATAACAATAGCCGTTTTACCAGCAATCTTAGTACCATCGAAACCAATTTGGATAGTTTCTTGTTTTATATTCGAGTAACGAATAGGTACGTTATCTGTGGATTTATTGTTTACAAACGCCCAGTATGATATCGATTGATAGATTGGTTCAGAATCTGGATTAGGTGATGGGTTTGTTGCGGAGAAACGTTTTGTGAGATACGTTGTAGCAATACGACTTACACCTAAATCAGCAAACGATTTCTGATTGATTAAATTCAATGTAAATATCGTAGAACCTGGTACTTCTTTAAGTAAGTAGCGAGTTTGTTTAAACCTAGGTGAGAAGTACAATGGTCGGAAATCATTATTGGTATCGGCTATAATATACCCCATAAGTTCATTACGAGATACATCGTATATACCATATACTTTTCTAGCAGTACTACCAAATAATTCCCTATTATATAACGTTAGTTCGGAACTATACGGTGCTTTAAGAATTGAATGGTCGTTATTACCGAAACTATTCTTAATCAAGTTAAGACCTTCATAAATCTCAATTTGATTAGGTTTATATGGTCTACCGCTAACTGTGGTATCATATACTAGCGTCTTACCGTTAGTGATATCGTAGTTCTCAGCAGTTAAATCCAAATACACATGTTGTGTTGTGAGTGTAATTGCGGTAGTAGTGATATCAAATGTGCCTTTTTCTCTATTCTTAATGGCCTGAGATAGGATTTGAGCCATATCTGTATGCGGAATAGTAATACTATTCACATTAGCGGTTGTACGAGTTCCATAGAAATATCGTTCATGAGAACCGAATGCATTATGAATCTCTGCTAATAGCTTAGGAATAGAGGATGTTTTATGGTAATTCACCACATCGATATTGGTAACGAGACCAGAGTCAATTTGTAATGTTTGGTTCTTAACAGCCGTTCTACATTCAACCTGAGAATTAGCATCTAGGATATAATGTAATACGGAACTGCCAGTACCAGCATTAATCATATCGAATACTTTACCATCATGTATAGAGATAATGGAAGTATACATATTGAAGGAGTTCGGGATATAGATGCGATAAACTGGTTTGTCCACATAGTCTATACGTACACCGTAGGAAGGATTTTCCATCATAAACGTAATTCCGTTAGGACGACCGCTCTGTCCTACAGGGACACGAACTAATACAGCATCTGTACGTAAATCACGAACTTCTAATACAGATTTTTTACCTTCAGACATGTTGAAGGATGTACCTCTATTGAGGAGTGTGTCAGATTCAATCGTAATCTCACGAGTTGGGATTTTCTCACCATCGCCATACATAGGGAATGTATCCGCAGCATATGGTGCTTTATTCCAACCAGAAGATACAAGTAAACCATCAGTTGGTACACCTGCACCATATTGGATTTCCAATGTTTTAGGTGGAACGTATCGACGGAATTCCACTCGACAGTTATTGAATCTTGGTTCTAATCGAATATGGTTAGAACCTTTATTTCGTTGAGCACTCGCTCTATTATCGTAGCGGTACGTATAAACCACTTTGTTATTCGTAGGGTCAATAAATACAACTTCGATAAGTGTGAGGTTCGTAGTGCCACCGATATTCTTAGTTGGGATATCGAACGCAAGAATACTTTGATCACTGAAGTGTACGTATCGATTGTCAGTTATAGTCATATCAAGACTATCTACACGCTGGCCTTCCAAATCATTACCGATATTGGAATTAAATACATACAAACCATTCAAAGTGACTTCACTACGTCCAACGTTTAATGTATAGACAGTTCCCACATCTTCGTAGTTCATCCAGATATCACTATATGGATTCGCTATTTTAATAGGGATATTATCGAATACTTTATTAGGGTCCAAGAATCTAGCAGCTACAGTGATACCTTTAGCACTACCTTCTCGAACAGTAAATAACTTAGTTGCTGGACCTGTACAGATACCAGGTTTACTATATACAAACGTATCGGAATCTGTGCCATCTGCATAGGTAGGATACATACGAGATGCATATGGTCCTCTATCATCCCATTCACCGTCACGAACAATCATACCACCGCTTTGACGTTGCTCATCACTATATGTAATATTCAATAGACGACTCGCATCCCAAAGTGCTAATTTAGGTATGGTTGTATTCGGAGCCAATTCAGATAATGGCCAGTCAACTGGGATTGTATAGGTATAAACTCGACCACTAGCAACAGGTGTGATGACCTTAGGGGCATGCTCCGCTAATAGACGATTATCTACACCATTCTTACTTGTAAACCAAGCATATTTAATTGGTGTATTTGTAGGACTATCGATTTGAACTGCGTAACCTGTTTTACCAGGAACACGTAATCGATAGTTAGAAGCAGATAATAACACACTATCACTCTTAGCAACATCGAATACTGCTGGTAATACAGAGTACTCGTTTGTAGTATCCTTGAATGTAGAGTAAATCGATTGAGCAATGGTAGTCGTATACCGATTGTTGATTAACTCAATATCCATAGTAGCAGGAGAGTTAGCATCAACATATTCAATCGTTACGGCTGTATCAGGTTTACGAAGAGTAAATTCAATATATCTCTTACCTCGACTAGGTCGACAGTATTCGTACACTAACCGTTTACCAGTACCCGTTTGTGTAATGGAAAGAATTTTACCTTCTTTATTACATAGAGTTGGTTCGGTAATACGGACAGTCGTAGAATTTCGGTTTAATGGATATAATGGGAATGTGTCATCTGCATATGGTTTACCTACTAAATCTTCGGTATTCCAAACAGAAGAACTTAATATACCACTTCTAGGTACACCCTCACCGAATGTAATTTCCAATGGGAATTGTACTGGTGGTTTACTAGGGTCTTTATCTACAAGTGATACAACCATCTTGCCTGGAATAATTCTAAGTTTTTGGTTAATTTGGTTGAGTTTCTCAGTGGAGATTTTATGGTTATATACCATACGGTTTTTAGCATCCACTACTTTTACGAAGATTGGTCTAGCTAGTGTTTTAACAGTAGCAACTAAACGAAGAACGTTAGAAGTCTTACCGTCAGCTACACCACCTTCACCAATCGTAGAGATAGAGCCTTCAAACTCATCTTCCACTCTAACAAGGAAATCATTTCCTGGTGTCTCTAAGAAATCAGTAGATGTACGCGTTGAAGCAAACTCAATTCTAGAATCTCTAACCGGTTCTACACGAGGATACTCACCTTCTTCAGGTAACGTTGGTTCAGGTGTAGCAATCCGTTCAGGCATTCTAGGATTAGGGTCTTCAAATGGAACGATAACTACATCCACAGGAGGTTCAGCTAATGGACCTTGTGGGTCAACTTCTTTCACTGTACCTTTTCTAGTTTCAGTACCAATCTTATCACGTTTGAATCCTTCGCCAGTTTCATACTTATCATGGATAATCGTATGGTTATTTTGGTTGATATCAACGATTTCTTTACCCGTTAAGTCTGTGATAATCGGGTCTTCTTCCTTAGGTTTATGAAGAATCTCAGTATCATAATCATAGACAGTTTTAACATTACCGAAGCTAATACCGTTATCTAAGTATTCACGTTCTGTAATGGTTACTCCATCATCAGGTGTATTACCATCAACTTCATCATATGGATTACGAGGAGCTGGGTTTTCACCATTGTTTTCACCAAGAGTTTTATCATGCCATAGATAGAAACGATTTTCTTGTGCAACGTGGTATCGTACACGGTCATCACCGTTTAATAGTACACGATAACCATGAGTCTCATCGAATAATGACTCATAGAACTCTAAGTCATAGCGTCTATCAGCATTTACGAAATGATTGAAGAACCAATCGTCGAGGAAGTCTTTATACCAGTTACGGATATCATTTAAATCCGTAACGGAACCATCTGGGTTAACTTTCTCTAATGCATCCAGTACTTTCTTTTGGTACTCTTTATCTTGGTTGAATAATCTATCGGCTAAGTAGGAAGAATCTTCATCGATTTCAAATTTGAACATCGCATCAGATGCATGTACTTTTTCATAGATTTCCAAGTTATCAAGCGTATTATGTTTCTTAAGCGTTGTGATAATGAACTTAAATGGGGCAATGATCCGAATATCATTTTTATGTAAACGAACACCATTCAAGTAGATATCATGGTACGCTAAACAGATAGGACGAGTTGTCTTACCTTCTAAGTCAACGAAACCATCATTGCGAACATGACGTCTATGATAAATCAATCGTTCATCATAGCCTACATAAGCAATACGATTAAAGTGAGTTTCACCTGGTCTAACCGGTAAGTTGAACTTAGGTTGTTCATTGAACGTATTGTGTTTATAGATAACATACGAGCGTTTGGAGAACATACGACCATCTTCTGTATAGATACGAAGTCTTGGTAATACGTCTTTCTTAACGCTTGTGATACGTTTCAAGTTATTGAAGTTTACTTTAGATGGACGATTATAGTCGTCACCACTATTCTTACGAGTGTAGGTAACCAAACGGTTATTCACTCTAAGGAATACCGTTGTATTCGCATATTGTGGGAATAGTGGTTTGATACGCAACTTCATCTTCGGTGTGATATAGTAAACGGAGTTAGTTAAATCCAATACAGATTCAACATTATCCATTTCTGTATCGATAACCGATACAACGAAGTTGTTGTTAGCATAGTTACCTTGTTTATCAGTTAAGAAGAATGAGTTAGCGACTGTACCCGTTCTAAGGATATTCTTCAAGTCAACTACAATACCTTCTTCAGGGATATTGTCAAATTGCTTACTGAAGCTAATGCCATCAAAGCGTTCCACTTCAATCATGGAATCTGGTTTAATTAAGCGTTTAGGTAAGTATACATATTGGAACCCTCTGTGTACGATAACCGCAGAAGGGATTACCATTTTACCATCAATATAGAATAGATAGGAGTTCGCATCATCGTACTTCATATCATTCTTATAGGTAAATACGTATTGTGTTTCGGCAAATGTCTTATGGTCCACTTGCTCTTTCGCATTTGGACTCCAAGGAACATCTGTATCTGTAGATGTACGTTCTTTAGAAGCTAGGTGTTCAGCACTCCATTTGGAGATATCGTGATACCAACCTGTTAGGAAACCATACGTTCTACGTTCATATTCCAAATAGAATTCAGCCCATAACTTAATAAGACCACTGATAGTATTCATCTTATAATGGAATGGATTCCATCGTTCTGTCATATCGACTTCATGAATACCATTGTTCTTATCGAAGTATTCTTTAAGACTATAATCCCATTTAGCTGGTACATAGTTCCGTAAGATATCAGGAACTGTATTTTGGTTATATCGTTGGAGTAAATCCAGTTGTTCCAAATAGAAGTCCATCTCTGTATCAAACTTGATGTGTTTGTTTTGCGTATGGTCAGCATATAAGGCAATCAATAATAGATTGAATTTCTGTGGATTAGAGATACCAATGATATTTGGATAGGCTTCACTTAATACAATAGACCCTGTATTTGGGTAGAATGTATTCAGTTCTTTATCATGTTGCATAACGATGATGTTATGCTTAGGTAATGGCATAGATTTCAATTCGAAATCTACCCATTCTGTATTTGGTTCAACCGCAATGATTTTAAAGAGTAATTCAGTGCCAATAATAATCAAACGATGAGAACCTGCTAAGGCACGAGTGTTATGACCAGGGAATATGAATCGTTTAGTATCCGCATCATATTCAGCTCTAGCGTAGGTACACTCTTGCGTCGCTTTGTTTTGCATTAACGCAAAATAGTTGTCAGTAATATTGAAGTCTGAAGCAGTGGAATTGAAGGCTTGTAATGACAGAGCGCTCCCATTTGCTACAGAGTTATCAATATTTTCTGCCACAGAAATTACCGCGTTCGGAATGAAGAGCACGGTAATTACTTTAGCTGTGTCGATTAGATATTTAGCAATATCTCTACGACGGAAATAGATATTCGTGAACTCTTCATTCGGTTTGATACGAATATTCGTGAAGAGTTTATTATCGATGAATACCAACACATTGTATTTGAAGAGTCTACGGTTATGGTTAACGTCATCAAATGTCAATGCTTTATTATAAATAGCAGAATCACGCCATGCTTTACGACGACCCGTAGCAATGAACTGATGTTTCATAGGGAACATCATAACACGTTCCGTATGGTTGTTTTCAAACATATTAGCGGCAGTTTCTACTTTTAATTGAGCAGTAGTAAAACGCTCTTCATGATAATTTACTAAATCCTTTTGGATTCGGTAATCATATTGATAGGATTTAATCTGCATATCAGCGAAGAACTTCCTGAACATCTTGGGGTTTAAGTCCCCAAGAGCCAGTTCTCGTTTCACTGAATCCTTTGTGATGTCTTCAGGCATAGTCAGTTAACTCCTTTAGTTATACAGTGAGAATTAAATTATTTTTTGTATGCGTTGGAAACCCAGGAATAGAATTTATCACCAGATTTACCAATGATATCATCAAATGCATATTGGTTGTTTAAGAAACCACCATTGACGGCACTAATGATATTGAACAAGAAGTAACTGAAGCTTTCTAATGCAAACAATGCAGGGTTACCATACATTGTTAAGAATGCATTAATATAGTTACGAACTGTTAAGTTTTTCATGCCAGTTGTAAGCAAGTAAGACATTTCTTGCATACGAGTCAAGAATGTGGCGATACTTGCATAATCTTCCGTTCTGAATGCTTCATCGATATCTTTGATAGCAATCATGTTCAAACCAGAGATTTTTAGGCAATAGTTTTGTACCATATCACTATCTTCTTTTCTAAGGATTGTTAAGAAGAAGTATTTGGAACATAAATAGATCACTTTAGCAAATGCAGACTTATCTACATTCAAGGCATAAAGTTTATTAAGAACTCGAGTTAGCATATGTGCATAGATAGAAGCGGCTTCTACATACACAATCGTATTATCTAACTTACGAGGGTTTTGTTGAATTTGTTTAGCTAGGTACGTAGCCTCTAATAGTACATAAAGTTTCTTAGGGTCAATATTCACATTACCATCTTCATCATAGTTAGCGATGTTATCTAAGATACATACGCCAGATAAGTCATTTGGACGACCTGTCAAGAAGTATGGTAAGGATACTGGAATGCGATTAGATACAGCAATACCAGCTGGGAACATTCTAGCGTATACATGGTCATTGTTTAAGAATGCATGTAATACATCATTTACAAGTGGATATTTGAAATATCGGCGAATGTTACTAATTTGGTCTTCGACCTGTGTTGGTGAAATGGCTACGGATTTAGTTAAGAACTGTTTTAACAAGTTATCCATAGCTCCACCTTTATTCATCATCGTGTAACAATAGGATTCACGAATGGATGGAAATTGTCGTGGATTACTCATGAGTATCATCTCCTTCAAGTAGAACTAAATCATCATCATTTAAATCTTCGAAGATAATACCATTCATAGGTACATCTAAATGGGTATTTAAAATGATAATATCATAATTGATGCTATCTGTGATTACTCGGTCTTCTGCTTTTCTAATATAATACTCTACGGTACGAACGACCGCTACATTATACTCCATATTTGGGTCGATATCAACATCAGGATAGTTGAACGTGTCAACCTTTTTCAAATGATGGGTTTTAATCATCGTATTATTCAGTACACCGGGTTTTACAGGATTTAGAGAGAACACTAAATCTTCAGTATATAGACTCTCTAACATCCGGTCGATTTCAATATATCGATGCAATGTTAGATTATAGGCAAATGATTCCACATCGCTATGCACTGTAAAGTGTACAGTCGCATGCTCATCTTTATCATGGATGGAAGCGAAGAATGAATCAATTTTACTGATTTGCTCATCTGTGAACGGAAGTTTGTACATCTGTTTCAGATGTTCACTCATAGAAACATCTTGTGTGATTTGTGTGGTACCTAACATAATTTCGATACTCTCCTTCTTTCTTATAATAGCATTAATCACTTGTCAACGTAAAATAAGTGTACTAGACATAGAGGGTCTAGTACACTTACGCTTAGATGATTTGTGTATTTTTAAGAATATTCACCACTTGCTCATCATCCAATTCAGGGACTTCAGCTTGGTGTTTCATTTCTTCTTCTAATACTTCATCAGGAATGACATTCATTCCGATATATCCGAAACGAGTGGATAGTAGCACAGTTTTCATCGGCATTTCAGCATTACCCATAACGATGAAAATAGGGAGTCCAACTTGAGCATTGATCTTATCTGTTTCTTCAACGATTTTGTTGGCATCGATAGATGTAATCAAATCACAAATCGTTTTAAAGCTTGGTTGCTTATTCGGTTTAATGATAAGAATCTTTTGAGCTCCAATTTGTAATGGACCTTCGAATACTTCCACTTCATGGTCAGGAAGTTTGTTGAATGCTTCTAGGCTTTCTAATAACAGTTTGATTTTTTTGACCTTCATGTTTCCTCCAATGTAGAACTAGCGTTCTTTATAATCATACTCGTAGAATGATTGATAATCGCTAATCGCATCAGAAATCTGATGAATGTATAGATTATTCACATAGATTAATATACGATACGTAGCATCTTCATTCTTATTATAAATCAAGACTCGTTTATGTTCTAAGTCAACAACGTAGTCGATTTTATCACCAGGTTTTTCTTTCTTTCCTTTCAGAATCGTTTCATTCTTAAGGATAATAAAATTAAATAGCATATCAGTTGAAATACCATGTTTATGATGATATTCCAATATCTCATCTAACACAGAACTTCCAAGAAGTTTAGATAAGTCTAATACATCCGGTTCTTTCGGAGGTAGACCTTCTTCAATTTGGAACATATTCGTGAAGAATAACTTATAACCATTTTCGTCTTCTTCCTTGAAGAGTTTAGATGGCGTATAATAGGTGTTGATACCAATACCATCAGTGGTACTGATTTCCATACCCATATTTGCTTTAAACATCACATCATCACGTTCGGTACTTAGTTGATAAGCACCTATGGTGTTGAATTCAGTGGATAATGTGAAATTGATATTCGCTGATTCGGATACAGAACCATGTTTCGCTAAATCATCCATACTTAAATCAGTTAGTACGTATTCCATGTTAACTGGGTAGTATACAAAGAACTCTTCTCTAGAAGAAGCGGTCTTTTCTTTATACGTCCAGTACTTATTCGAGTGACCTGTTAGATATTCAAGGAATGGTCTTACCGTCATCTCTTCATTACGAATCGGTACTTTAGCAAGTGTCGACATTTGTTCGACAATCTGACCAGGGACAAAGCTTTCTAATGCAGTATGTACCCAATAGATTTGATTCTCATTGAATCGATTATGTAAGGAATTAAATACGTTGATTTGTTGGTATGCTGTATCGAACATCATTGTGACTTGTAATACCACACGAACACGGTTCATGAAGTATGATAATGAAATATCGTTTACATCATCACGGAACAATGGAAGGAACTGACCATAGTCTTTACTATAGTTAGTAGCACCATTATATAGACGAGTGAACATGGAACCTGACATAAAGATATCGTCATTGATTTCCAAATGAGGCCTAATAATAAGAATCGGACGATTCTTCTTAATAAAGGCGGCTTCCTGTCTATTTTCATTTATTTTGAATTCTCTGTATGCCATACGGCTAGAGATGTGTGTATGTCTAAAGAAATTGGGTGTAAAGATACTTTTAATAAACTCAGTCATTTGGAATGTTACATTCCCGACTGTGTGGGCTAAGCTAGAATTAACTACAGCTTGATTCATCGTTCATCACCTCTACAGATTTGTCTGACCATGTACTTATAAATGAGTACATATATGTAATGTGAGATAACTACTCACACGGTACTTAAGATCGACTCTCCAATCTTCTTCTTATAATACGAAAAATACATGACGATACAGAGTATATGGGTAATTCCATATACTCTGTATTTCTTTTTTCACAAAAAAAAATAATCCCCATACAGTCATTACGATTGTATGGGGATGTTTCTGTTATTTGTTACAGAATTGATATAAGCCAATCAATTGGTCTTTAATCAATGAGAACTTGTTATTGAATCGACCTGTATTACGGTCAATAATCAAAGACTTATGTGGATTAAATACTTGGTCAAATGCTTTCTTCAATTCATTCGTCTTCAATGATATGATGTTCAATACGTCACCGTCGAAATCGGCATTCAAAGATGTTAGGATAGAGATTGGTAAGCTACAAGATAAATCATCATAGTCTTTCTTAACCTCTACGCATTCCATACATACGAAGGAACCGAAATCAATGGTTGGGTTACGATTTAATAGAATCTTAGTTCTATACTTCGTATTCTCTAGCATGTATTGAATAATCTTATAAATCTTAGGGTCAAATTTACGGAAGCCTTTAAACCATTCATCAACCGCTACGTTATAGCTAACACCGGTTAACTTAACAATAAGGTTGATGATTTCCTCTTTATAGAGTTCCATAAACCCTACATACGGTAATCGAACTTGATACGATCGTAACCGTGCATCAGGAATGATTACGTTACGAGAACTGAAGTTCACTTTACCGCCAAGGATATTACGACGAATATGACCTTCTTTTTCCGTTAAGGACGTGAAGATAAGGGAATACGCTTCCATTAATTTCACTTGAGCTCGATATAAGTTCTTATTCACCTTGGTTGTATTACGAAGACATAAGCCTTCTTTTTCTTCATTCAATCGTTCGAAGCTACCAAACATCGCGTTGTAGCATGTATCGATTTTAGTGTATGAATAGTCTTCATTGGTGAAGAATACTGGACGTAATACAGAAGAGAAGATTGGTACTTCTTGTACGAAAATCTTATGTTTATCAATCATAATGTTTTCGAATAAGTCTAATTTGTTTTTCTTCTTCTTTTTGAACCAGTACATGATTTCATCGAATCGTTCTTTGAAATCAACCATACCGATACCAGCGAATGGGTTCTTTTTATCCGTTTCATCTGGCTCTTTATAGTAACCATTGATATCCATTTCTTTCTTGAAGTCTAAGATGGTTTCTAAGGTATCAGTACCGAAGAAGTCTTTCAACTTAATATACATCAATGGTTGGATAATATAAAAAGGTGCAGTGAGCTTCAACCAAGCAAACATGTTCAAATCCACGTCAACGAATTTAACTTTCGTTCCACAGTGGTCGCATGTTTGACCTAGGTAGAATTTACCAATCGTCTCACCACATGAGCAACGATAGCGTTCTGCAAACGCATTATCATCTTGCCAATCGGAACCAAATCGTGGTGAATGGATACCATCCATTTCTTTTGCTGCCCCAGTCGATGTGATGTTCCCTTGGCTATCTTTCAGTTTCTTTTTATTAAATGGCTTTGTCTTTACAATAAACCCCTTATTGGTAATCATGTCAGTCTTATACGACTCATGCCAATCAATCACTTTAAGACGAGGACCTACTGTTTCTGGGTTATAGAACTCAGGTAACAGTTCAATGTTCAAGTCTAAATCTGTAGGGGATAAGCCGTAGTCGATTTGAATATCTTTCATCGTATTCTACTCCTTAAGAATAAATATTAATACTATAACTTACTTACCATTATAATATATAAACCTTTTTATGGTTATATATTATGCTATTATGTACGGGTGTCGGTAGATTATTACTAGTTTTCTACGATCCGGTAAGTTTTTTTAGTAAACGGAGGAAAGAAAGTATGTCAATTAAAAAAGTACTATGTATCCATCATAATGACATGGATGGTTACGCATCAGCAATGTCTGCTCGCACATCTAAGATGTTGAGTAAAGTCCCATTTGAATTCCTATCTGCTAACTATGATATGGAATTCGATTTTTCTAAAATTGATAAAGATTATTTAGTATTGATAGTAGATTTCTCTTTACCTGTTCAATACTTTGATGAGTTGGTTGATAAAGTTGGTTTAGATAGAATCATCTGGATTGACCATCATTTATCGTCCATTAACAAGTATCGAGACTATCCAGCAACTATCAATGGTCTTCAATTCAATGGGTTAGCGGCTTGTGAGTTATGCTACCTATACTTCCATCATACCACATACCAAAAGAGCCGCGATATCTTAGTGGTAAATGGTAAAGAGTATGATTTAGAAGGTTTACTTGTATTCTTAAAGAATACTAAGGATATTCCTGCATGTGTTAAAGCCGCAGGTCGATTCGATGTATGGCGTTTCACTACGTATGAAGAATACATTCAAAACCTCATGTTCAATGATGGGTTCAGTGCTATCATGCCTAAACCACAAAATGAAGTGGGTGAAGAATGGAAAGCATTCTTCAGTTTAGATGATACGAAACAAGCTAAAGCGATTCTTGATGCAGGTGCTCCTATTATGGAGTATAAAACTTCCAATTTCGCATCTCAACTTAAACGTCTTGGTTTCCCATGTCGTATTCGTAAGTTTGATGATGTACATGCAATTGCCGTGAATACTGCGGAAAAAGGTAGCTTTATCTTCGAAACCGTTAAGAATAACTATGAAGTTGGTATCGTATTTGCATTGAATGCTAAAGGCAAAATGGAATACTCCATTTACCGTCTCGGTGAAAATCCTGAGAAAACAATTATGGTTAATAAAATCGCCGAATCCTTCGGTGGTGGTGGACATGCCTCCGCTTCTGGTTGGGTTACTAACGGCACTCTTGTAGTCGAGAAAGTATAACGAGGTACAGAAAGATGAGAAAGTACATCAAATTTGTAACATCCTATTTAGAAAGTCATGAAGCGAACGATTGCGTTCGCTTCATTGATTCTCTTTGTAACGCTCTATTTATTGAGCATTCTATTGTAGTTGGTCGGAGTCATTTCGGTAAACCAATGACGGTAGTGGTAAATGAAACCTATTCACCTAATTTTAATCTCTATGAAGAAGATAAAGAACAACGTAGAGAAACATTAGAGTCTGCTATCAACTTCATTATGGGTAATATTCCAATCTGGTTGTATCGAAATGATCATATCCAAATCATTCGCGATACTATCAGTGAATTATCCATGCGAAATCTAACAGTTGACCAAGCATCTGCTCGATTAAATGGTATCTTCCAACGTTCTGCTAAAGAACAAATGAAAACAATTCGTATGATTCATGGTCAAATCGATTTGTTATACCGTAGTTTAGATGCCGCGTTGATTAAATACACTTGTAAACAAGTTGATGGTTTTAGTAACTACTCTGATATTGACTTCGCTATTCATCAAGCTCATTCCATCCCTCATGATAAACGTGATATGGTTATGATGCTATATAGCACAAGTCAAGATACAAACGTGATGAATGTGTCACTAGATGCTAATGGAAACTTTGTTCCATTCTCTAGTCGATTTAAAGATCCATCTGCCAGATTGATGATTGTTCCTAAAACAGTATCTTCTGGTAAATATGACCTCACTAAACACGTATTGAAACGTATTGTTGACGGATGCAACCAAGCATTAGACCTTGAATTAGAATATGAATATGATACGATTCAAGCAGCTAAAGGTACATTCATGCTAGTGTATAAGTTAACAAAAGCAATCGATGATGAAACAATCATCGAATTTGCCGATATGATTTCAAACTGTGTTAAAGATGGAGTAGAACAATGAATCGACGTATTCTAGAAAAAGTGGTCGTATTTTCACCAGAAGATAGAACTTCAGTTCCACAACTACATCATGATCTTTGTGCATTAATGTATAAGATTCTGGATATCTATGGTGTGCGTATTTGTATCATTGGAGATGATAGATGTAAATACTATTCATTTAAAGCATTCTTCACGCATCAGAGTGTGGATACTATATTGGATATCCATGAAACATCTGAAGATGGTTCAACAATTATCAACTTCCTTCGTGATATAGTAAACGAGCATGTTGCTAAGGAGTTCTTCAATGAGCGATGCAATGTTGAATTACTTAAAAGAGTTAGAATGTGTATTGAGAACCCAAGTCTAATTAAACAGGTATTAGACAGACTCAATTATCTATTTCCCATTACATCACCTTATAACCAGCTATATATAACTAAGTTTGGTCGTATTACTAGTGATGTGGATTTAATGCTAACGTATCGTTCAGCATCCGTTATTGGCTTGAATGTTGCAGGTTATACAGTCACCGATGACTGTAAAGCTTTCTTATATTACTTTAGAGAATTTCTAAATGATAGATTCCTATCAGATGAAGTTCCTTTTGTAGTAACAGGTAGTTCTAGGGTTGACGGTGAACCGATTACACGAAGTTTAGTGATGAAAACTGAAAGTAGAGAAAAAGCTATTTTCAGACATCGTAAACCATTCAGTCAGGTTGCCGTTAATACACAAATACAAGTATCCGAAGAGGTATTAGACAACTTCGGATTTACACAACACCAATTCTATGATAAAGTATCTAAATGGGTAGAAGATGTTGTATTTACATACTGTGGACGTATTCCGAATCGTTGTGTGTTAACTAACAGCGATGGGACTATGTCATCCTATATAGGGTTCTCTGCGGAGGCTAGTGTGAATATCTGTGCTGATGATATTGTACTATACTTATGCGAAGAACTTAATAAGATTGGTGGAGTAATGAACTTTGTTCGGTTCATTAGTCTACGATAAGGGTAAGGAGATTATACTATGCTTAATAAACAAGAATATGCTATCTTTCTAGCGAAAGAAGAGCATAAAGAAACAGTTCCATTTCGTCTAGCATTCGCATTATGCAATGCACTCTATTTCGATATTTCATTCGTAACCGACCAAGCGTCTATTGATGAATGTGAAGTACCTGAATTACAACTTCGGTTAGATACTGTAGAAGACGAAATGATATTCTCATTAGGGTCTATCCAAGATGTCATCGCTATGTGGTTGACTATCAGTAGCCATGATGTGATTCGTCCTGGTTTATATAGAAAATCCCATATGGATTTAATCTATAAAATATTAAATGAAGCTGGTGAAACAGGGGACTATGATAAAGCTGCTGTAGCATTATTTGAAATATTCCCTCCATCCACCTATCATGCTTCTATGACGTTACCACTTGATCCAGATACAACACGGGTTACCTATTGTGATGATGGGTTACTAGCGATTGAAGCTAACCTATTCTCTCAAGATGAGCAAGCTAGAACGCTCTATGCCATTGATGCGATTACACATCAACGTCGTAAATATAATGACTTAAGTGTGATGGTTAACTATCGATATATGGATGGTGCTGAAGAAGGCGACGAAGTATTTGAATTAGAAAACTTCTGGGGTGCTAATACATTCTTAGCAGTTGAAAAAGTTCGTCATAGTGAAGTCGTTATCTATACCCAAGACCTAGATGACCATCATGCACTTGATTTCATCATTAAGGATATGGAATACCCATTGAAAGAAATCCAAAACGAATTTGATTGTGATTATGACGTGGAAGTAGTAGCTGACGCGGATACAGGAGATACATATCTAAAAATCAGATTAACAGGTCATGAATTCTTAGCTCCAGAACTTTGCTATGCTGCTGGAGTCTTTGCTACCTGGCAAGCTAATCGTGGCGAATTCTTTGTTGCTCTCTAAGATAAGTGACAGATTAATAATGTTTTATTCCCCTGAAAGGAGATTACATATGTTAAAGACAGGTATTATCGGTATCGGTAATGCAGGTAACCAAGTTGCTGCATTAGGTCTTTCTACGAAAGATATTCCTGCATTGGCTATCAATGCATCTGAGAAAGACTTAGATACCATTCAAATTAAAATGGACGCTATCATCTTTGGCGATAGTGCAGGTTCTGGTAAAGACCGTTCCATTGCAAAAGGTTTCGTTAAAAATAACATCAAAGACTTGATTAAAGATGAATCCTTTAAGAAATTTATGGATACAGTGGATATTGTATTCGTAGTTAACTCCACTGGTGGTGGTACTGGTTCTGGTATGGGTCCTATCTTGACTGATATCCTTCGCCAATACTACAAGAAAGATGAAAACAAAATTTTCATCAACGTAGGTATCTTACCTACACTAGGTGAGTCCGTTGGGGCACAACGTAACACTATCGAATATTTGAAAGAAATGTCTGACCTTGGTGGCCCATACATGCTATTCGATAATGAGAAACGTGCATATCTTCCAACGAATAAACAAATGAGCGAAATCAATAAAGAAATCGTGACTATGATTTCTACGATTCGTGGCGACCATTCTCATTCTTCCCCATACGGTATGATTGATGATAAAGATATGCGTAAAATCATCAGTGTACCAGGGTTGATGTTCATGGACGTTCTTACTGAAATCTATGAAGATTCCGTAGGTCCAGAAGAATCCCTTGATGGTATCTTATTAGACCATGCTGTAAAAGGTTCTTGTATGGTAAACTCTGATATGGATGACCATATCGTTAAACGTATGGGCTTCATTGCGTACCTTACAAAAGGTCTCAACGACCGTTTCAATGAAAATCTTCCAAGTATTCGTAAGTTCTTCGGTGAACCTGTAGAAGACTTCAAACACTTCGCTGAAAATACAGATTCCGATAAACTAAATACCTTGGCATTGATTATGAGTGGTCTATCCATTCCTGATCATCGCATCAAAGTGATCATTAATCGTATTGAACGTGTAGAAGAAGAACTTCGTAAAACAAAAACAAGTTCTCTATTAGACACTGCGGTTAACAAACTCGGTGATTATGAAGCAACCAAAGACAGCAACGATAGTGATGCTGACGAATTCGATATGGATAGTATCCTAAACAAATACTAAAATTTTCATGTATATAAACGAATAGGTTAAATACCTATTCGTTTATATATTATCTTTTTGAGTGAAAGGTGGTTTCACTCGTACGTGTCATTAGAACTAATTAGTGCCAAAACAAAGAATTAGTTCTATAAAAATTATTAATTAGCTAAAGGAGCATTACTATGGAAAAAACACATGGTAAACAAATCTTCAGCAACTTCAAATTGAAGATGTTGAAAAAAATGTCCAAGGATGAGCTTAAAGACCATATCGGTTCCAATCTTATCCCACTCGTAGATTATTACTTCTACGATAGTTATCGTGGGGAAGAACGTAAATATGAACCGCTTATGTTGGACTTAATCTCTTCCATGAAGTATTTCATCAAACCAATCAGTAAAATCGTTACTGACCGTAACTTCAAAGATGAAGTTCCAGATGGTTTGCATGTTATGCTTGTCGATTATTTGGAAAAGCTATACTCTCGCATTGAGAAAAGCTTACAAACAAGTCCAGATATCGTACCTTCCCAAGAAGAACGTGAAGCACAAAAGCAAGCGATCGAAGTGTGGAAGGAATTACGTGACGTTGTAACTGACGTCGTTCGAGTATCTGCTAAGAAAACCATTAAGAAATTAATGAAATTGGGTATCAATGAAGAATATGCAATTGACATTGCTGCTAACATTGTACCTAGCGAATACTTGAATAAATTCAATGTACGTAAATACATTTTCCGTTTGAACCAATCTTTGTATAAAGTACAAAAACGTGGTGTTGAGCGTGTGGGTGACAATAAATACACTGTACACATTGGTGCAGAGTTGAACAACCCTGAAGTATTGAAAGCTATCTACCTCATCGCGTTAGATGATGCAGATACTGAAATCGTACAAAACGCATTAGTGGGTATTGCATTAGAAAAGAAAACACGTGCTTTGGAGACATTCACAGTTCCTCAAATGGCAGTGTATAATGCAATCAGTCGCTTAGCATTATCTATCTTAGAAGGTGAAACATTGTTTGCTCCTGAAGTAAACGAAGCAAAACTTTCTAAGAAAGAATTGAAGAAAGCTAAAAAGGAATACTTATTTGGTAAATCCGAATTGAAAGGCTTCTTCAAAGCGTACCGAGTAGAACGCATCAAAGATGCTAAGAAAGGTCGCGATGGTGTTCGTCGTATCCAATTCGATACATTGAACCCAGAAGACTACACAAATGTGTGCAAAGTCTACAAAAAGTATTTGGGTGAATTGACAAATGAATTGATTCAATCCACACCTAAAGAAAAAGAAGCTGTCGAAAAAGACATGGCTAAAGCGGAAGAACAAACAAAAGAAAAACGCAAACCAGGTCGTCCAAAAAAGACAGACAAAAAATCCGATAAATAATATCGGACGGTGTAAATAGGTACCTGTTTATACACGATAAGAGTACATACGGTTCGCTGTATGTACTCTTATTTTTTTCTATTAGGACAGTTACATATTATTGAGTTTATTTTAACCTATCTTATTGCATGAAAGGCAAGAGACACTATGATTTACATTTACAATCAAACTAACAAACCACAATGGAACGTAATTGACAAAGCTGAACGCTTTGCACGTATCGCAACGGTAGACGATGCTAAATTTGGCATCGACATTTTCAAAACATCTGGAATGGAAGATGACGTAATGCGTATCGACTTAAGTGATGAATTTGGTCATCGCTTCGATATCGCTAAAGTATCCGACTTAACAACAACGATTCGATTTGACCATCGCCATTTCAACCCATTTATTATGCCAGTAGAAGAAGGTAACAATACAGATATCTTATTGATTTCTGTATCCCTCGATGAAGGCAAGGAGATGATTAACTACTTCTCCAGAGACGCTTTTGTATATTATTACAAAATTGATGCGGAACACGATGTAATGCACTTCGTAGTTTCTTTCAATGTGAATGAACAAATGCCTTTCATTCAATTTATTCTTCGTGGTTATGACCGTGACATGGTAACTCGTGTAATGGTTCGTTATAGTGACCGTCGTAATGCGTATGAAGTAACAAATACGACAATCGCTAAAATTGAAGTACCTGCGAAAGGTCAACGTGGTTATTTCGACACATCTGACCGTCGCTTAGAAGATGGTACACATCCAATTCGTGTATACCGTCCAGCACGTCCTACATACACTATCGTTAAACTCGATGATGTAACAGAAGAACAAATGGACCGTATCAAACATCGTTACCACTTATCTGATCGTTCTGCTAAGTTCGTAGCTCCTCGTGAACTTCGTAACTATGCTCGTAAAACACGTATCAGTGCGGTAACATACGTTATCAATAAAGATACTAAATCCATTATTGATAATAAAGACGAAGTTATTGAATCCTTGGCTAAACTTGGTGTTCACTTCTATCGTACAGTGAATGTAGTTAGCTCTGAAGGTAAAGTCATTCGTATTAAATAATTAGTACCCTATAGATGGATATACCGTTTGGTATATCCATCTTTTTTACGTCTTAAGACGTTATAGCAGGTTCAACTAATTAATACATACGAAAGGAGATTTACTTATGGGTAAATTACATGATGCATTATTGCAAAATGATAAAAAGGGTATTTTCGCTGTAGAAGATCGCTCTCTTATGGGCTATGCTACAGGTTTTATGCCACTTGATTATCAAAATGGTTATTTATTATCAGTCACTGATAAAGACCATAACGTGACTAACCGTTGGGCTAATACAGGTCTATTCGGTGGTCAATTCGTTACCGTAATCGGTAAATCAGGTGTCGCAAAAACTTCTTTCTGCGTACAAGCCGGTTCACATATTATCCGTCCATTTGAGTACGGCGAGTATTATCATATCGATGCAGAAGGTTCTTCTAACCTATCTCGTATCAGAGCTCTCAATCATTTCAGTACGATGGAAATGAAAGAAAAGTATTATATGCCACCTATCGACTATGTCGAGGATGCATTTAAACATATCTATCACCTAGCTGAAATGAAAATGCAAACCAAAGAGCTTTTCTATAACACAGGTAAGTTTAACGAATTCGGTGAAGAAATTCGCTTACCGCAACCAACTGTATACCTAATTGACTCTCTTCCATCTCTTCAAACGAAAGAAGTAGAAGACAGTGATGAGTTAGGTACACAAACCTACAACATGCGTTTGGCAATTGCGTATAATACGTTCTATAAACGATTACGTCCTATTATTGCTAAAGCAAATATCATTGTTATGGCTATCAACCATATCAAGGATAAACCTGAGATGGCGTTCCAAAAGACACAAGCTCAGATTCAGTATATGAAAACGAATGAGAATATCCCTGGTGGCACAGGTCCAATCTACTATTCTCAAAACTTATTCCGTTTCATTTACAAAGGTAAATATACATTTGAAAAGGATGGGTTTGAAGGCTTCTTAGTGGAAGTTCAATTCATCAAATCCAAAACGAACCGTGGTGGTTCTTCTATTCAATTAGTATATGACTATAACACTGGTTTCGACCCTTGGTTAACTATGCTCCATTATGCTAACATGGCGTGTGTAGTCAAAGGTCGTAATCCGTATTCTTACTTTGAGTCTGCACCAGACTTCAAATTCAATAGTAAGAAATTCCGTGATGTCATCGGTGATAAAGAACTTCGTGATGCTATGTTGAAAGACTGTGCACCGAGTCTATATCAATTACTCTCTTCTAATCAATTCGATCCAGAGAAAGAATTCAGTCCTCAGGAAATCATCAGTCGCTTCAATGAAGCTTATCAAGAAGAAGATGTTGATTTTGATACTGAGGTAGCTAGAGATGAGTAATATCGGTTTATTACCTAATTACAAGGGTGAATTGGTCTTTGGAGAGTTACCATACTCCAAAGACCAACTCCTTCTCAATGTGTTTTATCACAGGAAGGATAAAGAATCTGCTGATAGAAGCGACTATGCTTCGGTTGTATTCAAAGATGTGAATACAGGACGCAAGTGGATTCAAACGATTAAAGATCCATTGTACATGATGTACATTGTAAAACCCGAGCACCGAACCTATACTCACTATCCTTCCTATATGCCACTAGAACAATGTGACCAGAAGATAGTGAAGTTCCAGTATATCTTGCAAGAGATTGCTAAGGTCGGTGGTAAGGAAACGAAAGACTATATGGATGCCTGTCGTAGTCGAGGACAATGGAGTGCGGTGAAGAATCTTCACCACTATCCATATGTATTGGCAACCGACTATCCATACCCAAATTATTTCCGATGTGAATGGATGTTACATTATCACAACTACGATATGCAGTATTCCTTATCTAAGGTCTTTGCTGATATCGAAGTTGACGGTATTGACGTACCAGGGTTTCCGACTCCGGATATATGCCCCATCAATGCCGTTGCGATTGTAGACGAAGAGAGTCAAACTGTACACAGTTTCCTACTTCGTAATCCAGATAATCCATTAATTGCGGAATTTGAATCCGACTTAGACGGATTCGTTCAAGAATGTCATACAGCATTTGATGAATCATACGGTGTATTGAATTATCAGATTCATATGTATGATACAGAAATCGATATGCTCTATGATATCTTTAAGTTAATCAATTCTCTGGCAAGAGACTTCGTTCTATTCTGGAACATGGGTTTCGATATTCCGTACATCATGAAACGAATCAAAGCACTCGGATACGACCCAGTCGATGTGATGTGTGATAAAGAATTCGTTCGTGATGAACTATACTATCGGGAAGACCATCGTAACCATGACTTCAAAACAAAGAATGATGTGTTCACAATTACGTCTAAATCGGTATACCTAGACCAAATGTCACAGTATATCAAGATTCGTAAAGCTCGTGCAGAGTTAAAAACCGTTCGTTTGAATGCGATTGCTAAATCGGAACTTAACGATGAAAAGTTAGACTATAGTGATGAAGCCAATATCAAAACCTTACCATACGAAAATTATCGTATGTTCGTTCTATATAACATCAAAGATACATTGTTGCAATATGGTATCGAACGTAAGACGCATGATATTGATAACGTATTCCAACGGTCATTAGTAAATGCAACTCAATATGAGTCAGCATTCAGTCAAACGATTCTATTGAAGAATCGTGCCTATCTATCCTATTATAAGCAAGGGTTTATCATAGGGAATAACCAAAATATTGACTATGCTAGTCAATATAATAAACCTGATGTAGATGATGATGGTGATGATGACGAAGAAGGATTTGAAGGAGCCTTAGTAGGTGACCCTGTATTGAATGAAAAGGTTGGTGTATCTATATTGGGTAGACCATCTAAGTATATATTCTCTCGGGTTATCGACTATGACTTCTCATCTATGTATCCGAATATTACTATCACTCATAACATCGGTACTGTCCCAATGATTGGTAAACTTAAGCTAGAAGGCTTCGGTCAATATAATCCAGATCCAACGAATGAATGGTATGATGAAGGTAAAATCTTCATAGAAGATTATCTGTCCTGTGACTATTCATTCTTAGGAAATCGATATTTCAATTTACCAACTGGTGAAGAATTGATTAAGGAGTTTGCTAAATATGATAGATAATGATAGTGGTACATGGGATGTCACTCCCAAACAACGAAATGCATTATATGACTTGAATCAGGTATTGAAGAATATGTATTCTTCATATATCTGTGATGAAGATATCATTATGTCATCTATGGAAGAAGATATCAAACGGCATGTATATAAACATTGCTTGATTAAGAAGTCGTATAACTATGAATTCATGGTAAACAGTTTAGTCAATATCGATACACTATCCAAAGCCATTAAAGGTATCTGTTTAGATATGACATTGGATAGTAACGATATCTATCATTTGAAGAACTATTCTAAAGACCTCGACTTTGCGATTGCTAAGAAATTACCAAAAGATAAAGTACAAGAACTTCGTAAGAATAGTGATATCATCAATGATATGATAGCTACTGTTGACACGTTAACGAGTGGAACTTGGCATTCTATTGAACTAGACGAAGAGTCCATCGTATCTCTACAAGACTATTCAGTTTTAGAAAAAGAGATTGCTCCAGGTGTAGTTATGGTGCTTACTAAGGAACTATTCCCAGCTATTAAGAAGGCTCATACTATGCGAATTCATAGTAAACCAATGTGTGAAGAATACGGTATTCATGAAGTCATCATTGAGTCAGCTCATGATGATTGGACCGTGTATACCAAACATCATATCGTTGTATACTAAAGAAGAAGACTCTTCGGAGTCTTCTTTTTTACCTATTTAACAACTCTGTAATGTGAAACATTGTTATTTTTTTTTAGAATAGAAGGTGAAGTATTTGGCAGATAATAATAACAACAACTCTCCTGAAATCAAAGAGATGAAGAAGAGAGCTGAGCAAATAGCTAAAACTAACGGCACCATAAGCAGTCTATTCGATTTATTCAAATCAACACCCGTTATCGATGGAGCTAAACGACAAGATGAACTAAATGATTTATCGGATGAAGTCGATACGTTATTGAAACGAGAAACTAACCGCTTTGTGACAGGTACGCACAACGGTAAAGATATAGCTGCTTTTATGAATTCTATTTTCACTAAGAGACCTAAAAGCTACGCAAACAGTATGAATTCATTCATGCAAGGTCAATCCGTAGAAGAATTATTAGGTGATGAAAATAGTCAAATCAATATCATTCTAAGTGAACGATATAAAAACGTAAATAATATGTATGAAGACTTGCGTCTATTGACAGAGCAAGTATCTGAATTAGATGAAGTTATCTTAACGATGCGTGATGCTATCACCAATACAGATAACATCACGTCTGAATCCTCCCGTATTATTCGATTCGAAGGTGAATCCGATGAAGATTCCAATGAATCGAAAATGCAAACGGTTGAAACGATGGAAGAAGTTACAGGTATCCTAGATAAACTTAAAAAGATTATCATTCCAGGTACGTTAACCTATGGCAACTTCTTTGTATTCACACAACCATATACAGACTTATTCGCTAAGTTTAAAGCATTGGATGATAAGTTCAATGACCAACGCTTACCGAACATGTTTGAGCATACTATCGCTTTGGAGAACACGCTTCCGAATGATGCTCCTAAAGGTACTATGACTCCAGCTATGGAATCTATATGTCCTTTATTGGAGAAATATGAAGAAGACTTCAAAATGGTAGATGCTAAGTATAATCAAAATGATATGGCTAATACCATCAATACAATCATGGAAGGTATTAGTGTTATCAATGACCCAAGTGTCCCATTATTAGAAGACTCTTCTATCGCCGCATTAAGTGATGAAGGGATTCGTAATGAACTCTTCAAAGCGATGAAGTCTAAAAAGAAGGATAAAACTTGGAATACCGTTGCTGATGCAACGACTGATAAAGGTAAATCAGTCAATCCGTTTAGTGATGCTACCGTTGATGCTAAAACGGTAAATGATATGACTGATGAATATAAGAAAGAATTCCAAGATACCGTTAAGGGTGTATACTTAAAGCTATATGACCCAAGACGTGTTATTCCTATTCGAATTATGGACTATATCATCGGTTACTATGTACTCTATGAAACAGTGGATGAAACTCGTTCTAATGTATTGAATGCGGTGCATACACTCAGTCGCACAACGATGTTATTCCAAAACAGTAAACGTAGAGAGTTCGAAGAAGAACTTGTATCTCTTCTCTCTGCTCGTATTTGTGAAAACATCGATAAGAAGTTCTTGCGTAAGAATGCGGACTTCAAAGAATTGATTGCGAATGCCATTTCTTATGAAAACTTCTATACGAAATCATTCAAAGTGCAATTCGTTCCTGTCAACTATATGACGCATTTCAAAGTAAATGAAGATTATAATACACACATGGGTGTCTCTGTATTAAAGAAATCCCTATTCTATGGTATGCTATACCTATCTATCCTACTATTCAAAATCATTATGATTGTAACTCGTAGCTCCGACACTCGGATGTTTATGGTTAAGGGTAGTGGTGTAGATAAAGATATCAGTAATCGTATCAACCGAGTTATCGCCGACTATAAGATGAATCAAATCTCTTATAACGATTTCGGTTCTGTTCGTGGTATCTTATCTAAAGTAGGTAAAGGTCGAGACGTAGCTATCCCAGTGGGAGCTAATGGTGAACGTTCCTTCGAAATCGAAGTTATGCAAGGTCAAGATATCCCATTGGATACGCCACTCCTTGAACTACTTCGTAAGGGTATGATTTCCAATACTGGTTGTCCTAGTGCTATGATTAACTATTTAGAAGAAGTTGACTTCGCTAAACAAATCCAAATGTTGAATAGCAAGTTCGTTTCTCGTATGGTTAGTATGCAAAGTGAACTAGAAATCCCATGTACTGAGTTATATCGTAAACTTATCTCGTTTGGTGGGTATGATATCGATGAAGTTGATATCGATAACATCTACTTCGAATGGGCTAGACCTAAAGCGTTAAATAGCCAAAATATCGTTGATATCATTGGTGTATCTGATTCTATTGCCGAATTCATCATTAAGATGTATAGTGGCGATAATGACCAAGATGACCCTCGTATCAAAGATAGAATTTACCAATACGTGGTTAAGAATATCACTATGAATGGTGTTCTAGACTTTGAAAATATCGAAGATGATATTAAACGCATTAAACTTGACTTCCGTCAAGAATTAAAAGAAAAGGAATTAACTAAACTAACCCCTGATGAGGGTGGAGATAGTTCCTACTAACTGATATAAATTATAATGGATACACTCGTTTGAGTGTATCCATTTTTTAGTGTAATTTCTGTACCATACGAGTATATATTATTAACGTGAATAGAGATAGAAAACAGTAATGAATTGGAAACGGTCTATACATCTATTCGAAGAAATTTTATATTTATTTTACTACGTTCCTAAAAGGAGATTTGAACAATGTTAGAACAAGTTAAAGAATTAGCAGAAGTGGTATTAAACTGGGTTAAAGAAAACCCGAAAACAACGGCTACGATTGTAGCTATGCCTGTTGGTGTATATGCAGGTAAAAAGATTTCTGAAGAACTACTTACAAAAGCTTTTGAAGAAGAGCTTAAAAAGCAACTCAAAGAAGCTAACAAACGTAAAAATAAGAAAAACAAAAAGAAAAAAGAAGAAAAGAAAGATGAGGAGTAATCATCATGTTTAACGAAATCTGTCGAATAGTTGGACTTATCGTTATCACCAACTATGCAGTGGATTATACCACTAAAGCAATCGAAAAATATGCAGCTTCTAAACGAGAAAAAGAAGTTGCTGATGTACAATAAAAAGAAACCTTCGGGGGTTTTTTTTTTTTTTTTTTTTTTTTTTTTTTAACTATTTTTTTTATTTTATACAATTTTTTTTTTATCTATGATCCGACAACTACCATCTTATGTAGAGTTTTGTAAACAGCATAAGTTGACTGAACCATATACGGCTTACTTATTAAAAGAAGTTCCGTTAACGTCTACCGATTGGTATGATAGACAAGATTCATTCTATACTGGATTACTTCATGGTAAGTTTAAGCTATATTATGCCTTGAAATCTTTCCCATCTAATAAGATTGATAATAAATTCGTAATCTATTTCATTACTGATATGGGTCTTTTCGTAAAAGAAATGTACCATTCTAGTTGGGACTTCCCGCTAGATTTCCGTAATGTATGTGCTAAATACGTAGGACCTATTTGCCATGGTGATATCGTTATCAATCACCCAAATAGAAGAACGCTCATGTTCCTACATGATGTACGTTTCACTGAAGTGATTGATGGAATTAGCCAACCGAATTCATTCGATAGTACAGAAATCTATCAGAACTTGAAAGCTAAAACCCATACACTGGTATTAGAGTCTAAAGACCATCCACCAGTAGAAGTTCCATTCGATATCCATCTATACAGAGCACTTCGTTGTAGACACTTCTACATGCATATCAGATTGGATAACTATATCAACTATAGAGAGATTCGTTTCTGGCATCCAAATTTATAATATAAAAAAATATATAATGGATATACTCGTTTGAGTATATCCATTATTTTATGTTTCTATTCCATATATAAGTATATATTATTAAGGTAGAATACTAATATTATTTTTATAAAGGAGATTTAAAATGAGATTCATTAATCTATGTCCACATGATGTTACCTTTGAGTTAACTGACGGTAGAATCGTTCAGTTAGAAATGGCTGGTACAGTTGCCCGTCAAGCCGTAACAACTGAAGAGTATGGGGTCATTCCATTTGATGACAAATCAGGTATTCGGTCTTATAAGACAGAAGTAGGTGATGCGGTTAATCTACCAAAAGAGATGCCTGGTGTCATGCTCGTAGTATCGGCAATCGTTCGATTGAACAACCCGCATCGTAAGGACTTAGTTAGTCCATCCAGTGTATATCGTACACTAGATGAAAATGGTAACGTTGTGTTCGTATCTGGCGTAGATACGAACTTTTAAACACAAGAAAGAAGAACGGAAACAATCCGTTCTTCTTTTTTTTTTTTTTTTTTTCACCAAACAGCAGCAACAC